AGTGGTTCATCATCGAGTGGTTCATCATCGAGTGGTTCTTCTTCCAGTGGTTCATCATCGAGTGGTTCATCATCGAGTGGTTCATCATCCAGTGGTTCATCATCGAGTGGTTCGTCATCAAGTGGTTCATCATCGAGCGATTCAGTTTTTACTATAAATGGCGCTCCTGTATTAGGAGTAATATCTACACGTATACATATAGACGATAAAGTTTTATCTTATAACTTAATTTTGGATACGAATAGCAGGCAAGTAATAAACATCAATCCATACAACATTTCATCCAATAGTTTTTCATTAATGTCGTCACTTGTAAGTGAATCATCTTCCAGTGGTTCGTCTTCCAGTGGTTCATCGTCGAGTGGTTCATCATCCAGTGGTTCATCATCGAGTGGTTCATCATCCAGTGGTTCATCATCCAGTGGTTCATCATCGAGTGGTTCATCGTCGAGCGGTTCTTCTTCCAGTGGTTCATCGTCGAGCGGTTCGTCTTCCAGTGGTTCATCGTCGAGCGGTTCGTCTTCCAGTGGTTCATCATCGAGTGGTTCGTCTTCCAGTGGTTCATCGTCGAGTGGTTCATCTTCCAGTGGTTCATCATCGAGTGGTTCATCATCCAGTGGTTCATCGTCGAGTGGTTCATCATCCAGTGGTTCTTCTTCCAGTGGTTCATCATCGGGTGGTTCAATAGTATCTTTTAGTTCAATCAGCAAAAATCATCCGGTATCACAAATTTATTTGAATATAGTTACTAACCAATCAATGTCTTTGAGTGAAAAAATAGTTGAACTTGAAGATAGTGTGAATATATATTCTAATAATATGGAAGTAACATTATTCTTAGAAGCATTATTAGGACGTTATTTAGTGTATCGTCCTTCAGGATATTTGCCAATATCATCGATATATTTACGACAAGCGATGCAGATAACATCACCCCCATTACCAAATGATAATATAAAGGGTGAAGATACAGCATTAATTCCAATGAGAAATACTATAAGAAAAGAAGATACAGCATTAATTCCAATGAGAAATACTATAAGAAAAGAAGATACAGCATTAATTCCACTCCAATCAAATAAAACCACAAAAAAAGGCAAAAAGTTCGCGCGAATCGCGCTCAATTTCTAGTCCCAAAGGTTCCCACTACCAAATAATTTAATTGTTATATATTTCGCTTCTGCATATTGGACATAATAAACCAGTATTTTCGTTTTTAGTAAAATTATTATAACAACAAGGGCCACAAATGGGATGATTACATTTTGTCATGAAATAACTTTTGTTACCAATAGGTTCGATACATATGGGACAAATATTTTCATTAATAATATTTTCCTCTTGAATATTATTAATATCGTTTTCTAAATTTTCTATTTTCCTGGAAATACTTTCAAAATTCATAAAATCGTGTTTATTTAATTTTTCCAACGGAACATCAATATTATATATAATATCTGTAAAATCGGTATCTTTCTTTTTATTGCCGGACGAATGATTAACATTTCTCTTTATTGAAAAATCAGGATAAATATTTTTGTGCAAATAGTCGTCGATTTGGTTTTGCATTTTAAATTCTGCAATGGTTTTATCGATTTCTTCCATTTTATCAGATATTTGTGGAACGTTTCTCTTTGTAAAATGAATGAAACTATGGAAGAAATCAATTTATAAATATTTTTAAAAATAACATAAAGTTAATTTACATTTTTAATAAAAATGCAAAAAATAGAGAGATTAGAACAACTTCGTTATCAAATAGAATCATTGGAAAAATTCCACCAAACAGAAATATTGAAAATTCTTCACGAAAAAGTAGATACTGAAGTATTAAATGAAAACAATAATGGTACATTTGTCAATTTATCCAGTTTAAATGATGATATAATTAATGGATTGGAATCATATTTGACTTATGTAAACAATCAGGAAACACAATTGGATGCACTTGAAAATCAAAAAGAAGAATTCAAACTAAAGTATTTTATAAAAGAAAATAAAGATAATACACAACAATTAACTAATGACCATTAATATTATAGATGACTTAACGTCCTATATGGTAACAAATAAAAAACTAGCTCAATGTGTAAAACAAAATATGAAAAAAATAATTACAAGACCAGAAAAGAAGAATGAAAAACTTGATAAAAAACACCCTTCCATGTTTATTCCAAGTCAGCACGATAAACTTTTTTGGATATTTTACGTAATGAAAAAAGGGTTTGATGATTATAATTTGCATCAATATACAAATGAATTTAGCGAAGAAAATAAAATCAAATTTGAGTATGTAGATAAAATTCGTGCAAACAAAGCTTTGTTAAAATCGCACAAAATTCAGAAGATGTCTGAATGTGAAAGTGATTTAATTAATGAGCGAACAATTTCAATGAAAACATTTCATGTTTTATGTATTATAGAAAACATTGATTTTGTTTTTTTCACGAAAAATAGTTATTTTAGTTTTATGAAAAACGAAGAAAAATATGAAAACCTTCATGTATTGCATCGAATCAACGATTATTATGCATACGAAATGAATAAAAGTGATTTGGTACCAATGTACAAAGAAGTGCGTTTTAAAATAGAAAAATATGATAAACCATTGAAAGCAATTTCGTCCTTTAAATCAGACGAGCTAATAGAAATAGCCGATTTTTTCAAGGTAGATAAAATGAAGGATGGAAAAAAGAAGACAAAACAATATTTATATAATGAACTGCATGATATTATTAGTATGTAGCGTCAAAATAATAAACAAAAAAATTTTATACTATACTTTTTATAGTATAAAATATGCAATTATGTATCATTTAAATAATATTTTATTTTTTAACACTGGTATTATCCTTTGTTTTAGTTTCTTTTGCAACTTCTTTTTTCTTACGTCCTGGTTTCTTTTTAATGGTTATTTTTTCGGGTAATTCCTCATTATTGGTAGTAGATTCAGACATTTGCAATGGTGAAAATGGGTCTTCGATAGTTATTTTGGGAGCGGGTTCTTCTTTTTCTTCATCCATTGTTCCATTATTCGATTGTTTATCTTCTTTTTCAAGTGAATTGACATAACTAGACATCAGTATTTGGTCTTCTTCGTCAATAATCGAATCAATCAATCTTACAGGTGTTGTTTCATGACGTACTTTTTTGCACACGAAATAGCTGTTAAAGAAACTAATTTGTTTTTCTTCTTTATTCATGTGTAAAGCACGACCAATTTGATGTGATTTCGTAATGCCTTTTTCAATATCGATTTGTAATTGGCGATGAAGTTCTTCAAAACTTCCGAACGAGGAAGGTAAATTGATTTCTTTTGATTCGTCTGGTGTTAATAATTTAAAACCATATTTTTCTAATATTTGAAAGAAATAATCATAATTCACCAAATACTCGCGGAACATTTTATTAATTGTATCTTGGTAAACATCAATACCATAACCAATACAACTAGCATCGTCGTTAAACTCGTCAAAATCGTATTGTTTAATAACCTCCCACATTTTTTCGCCATTCGCATGTTTCAAAACTTCGCTTTCGCCCTTTTTACGTTTTGATAAATGATTGAACATTTTCTTTCCATCATACGAAGTACAAATAAAGTATCCACCAATACGTGTAGTATCTACAATATTTTGAATAAAATTTTCCAAACTGGTAACACTTTCGAAGAAATAATGTAACGCAAATTGGCACGAACTAATGTGAAATCCATCTTTTGCTTTACCATAATGCCTGAGTGCTGCCTTACCTATTTTATGAAGATCCTTCGTACCTTTGTTAAAAACGGCATTGGTGACATGTTTGTAAATAGATTCTTCATTATCTTCATCAATTGCGTCTAATGTAATAATGCGTTTTCCGGAGTCGCCTGGAACAAACAATGCATCTGGATATACATCTAACGATTTTTTATAATTTAGGAAACGTGCACATGCACCATCAATATGATTTTCGATATTGTCTTTTGATTTATCAATACCGAATACAAATGATAACTTGCTTTGGATCCACTTGGGAAAATCTCCTCCTTTACCGACAGCATAATCAATAAGCATATCGCCAACATTCGATACATTTTCAATCAACATGCGTTTAACTACTTTATTGTGAAAATCACGCAACGATGCAGTAAAATCACGTTTGTTTTCACGATTGTAATAAGTGTCGTCATCTTCTATTTCAGGAATATTTTGACCAGTACTCATCATTTTTTCATCCAATGGATGATGAATTGATTGCCAATTGCTATTAGCAACCTGATAACCATTTCCATAGTTTTTTTGACCATTTCGCAATTCACGTGTTTTATCGTAACGAACACGCAAAGGAACCCATTTCCATAATTTAGGACGTGAAAAGTCGTAATAACATTCTACAATCATATTGTCTTCAATAACTTCATTGTCTTCTGTTTTTACAACATCTACACCCATATTATTTACAACACCAACATTACACAAATGTGCTTGATGGTCATAAGGTTTGGTTGGAAAGAATTTCTGAGGTTTATAACCAGCATTAAAATCAGTTTTGGCTCCACGTTTAGCATTGCCAATAATATCCTCAACTTTCAAGTCATCTAATACGTCAGCACATGGATGTAAATAACCACTTTCATTTTCTTGAAAACCACACATAAGAGTCAATGTTTTATAACTGGAAATACTATCTTCAATATATTCTGTTTTTACATCATCTTTCATTTTTACTAGGAAATCAATTGTATTAAATTGTGGTGGTTTCCATTTAAACGACTTGTCCCAGGTTTTTTTAACGTAATCGCGTGGTAAACTAATGTCCATAGGGGTAAACACTAGTCCATCTGTTTCATATTCGAATAAGTCATCATTTATTTTATCTAAAATATTTTTATTATCTTGGAAAATATTTCCTGAAAAGTAAAATTGCTTGAGTTCAATACGTATTGGAGATGGTTGTCCAGGCATAACGGATTCTGGCTTTAATATGCGTACAAATTTATCCATTAAACCATGACGACTTTTATTTACATCGTTGCTATCCATGAATGGTAAATCACGATATTCTTTTTTGTTAATATAATAAATGTCAAAACCTGCATATAAATCGATTACCTCATCATTTTTATCCTTTTGTATATATTCACAATCTAATAGTGAATGAAATAATTTATTATTTTTTGTTCTAGTGCCGGTAGCAATAATATTCATATTAGTAGTAATCGCAAATATAATACCATTACCAGAAATATACAACAAACGTCTTTCACCATCTGCCTTTTCAGTAACACAATATTTATTGCGAATATTTGGATCACGTGAATCCGGATCAATCGGAGCAACGTGTTTTCGTTGGAGTGTAATTGAACCGGGACCAATAAACTGCCTAGGTATAAGTTTATACTTCATTTTTTCTTTAGGCATTCGCAAGATAATTTCTTTATATTGTTGTTCAATTGCATACATAGTTTTGTATGATACTGGGTATTTCGTATTTTGCAAACCACAAAGAACATATTTAATAGCTAGTCGAATTTGTTTCATGATACTAGAAACATCGTATTTTTCTTTATCGCTTTGAATTCGATCATTGTCCAACTCTAATTCTATTTCATACGTTTCGGTATTTTTAAAAATATCTGTATGTTGAATGGAGCGTTCATAAACAATATCATTTTTATCATTTTTTTTGGATGATTTGACAATAGACATGTGGCAAAGGATTGGGAAGTCGGGATGACTAAATTCCACACGATTAATATAGCGATAATATTTTTTTAGTGATTCGAACTTTTCCAAATATTGGTTCTTAATAAATGGATGATTGCTTTTCATATCTTCTTCAAGATTAAAGGCCATGCGAAACTGAAATTCAACATTATTAATAGGGAGTAGTTTTTGTGATTTACTTTCGACGACACTTTTTTTTTGAAATCGAACCAATGCATTTTCGGGTAAGCGATTTGTTTTACAAATCTGTTGAATATTATCTATTCCTAAAACTTCGGCTCTTATTTCACTAATGGCCTTATTATGGCTGTCGTATTGACTAGAAACACGCATAAAATAACTACCATTTAAGTTGGGAGATGTAAAACCCATAGAAATAAGTTTTTGTGCAACACGATCAAAATCCATCTTTTGAATAGCATTGTCAAATTTGCGTGTGTTAAAGCGAACTTCTAATTCCTTGTTTATATTAGTATCGCTAGGGGTGTATTCTAAATATTTTGAAAGAAGTATTTCCATATTATTTTCTTTATTGGCCATTGTTAATATAATATATATTTCTATTTTAAATAATATTCAATTTATGAATTAAACCAGAAAAATATAATAAGATAAATAAAAAACATATAAATGTAACGGAACAAATATAAATACCAACCAGAAAATAATTATGATCCAACAAATAGCATTACCTTATATTAGGTTAGACATTATACCAAAATTTGTTAAAAACATAATTAATAATAAATGTGAAAATACAACGGAAATTTACATTAAAAATTTACAAACAACAAGTATAATTGATAAATTGTATCAATGTGATATAAATACAATTATTAATGAAATCTTGTTATCAATATGTCAAGACGACAAATACAATCATAGATGGGTTTTATTTGAATATTTAGAAATTTTTCATAATAACTATAGTGATAAAAACGAGCATATTAAAAATATTGAATGTTTTGGTAACAGCAATAACGAAATCATTTATTCGTTAAAAAAGGTATTCAATAATACAAACCTAAATATCATAACAAAAGATGCCAATAATATTTTGAATGAAATAAAAAACATTGATGGAAAAACGAATGAGCAAAAATTAGATTTGTTTGTGTTTGACGTTTCAAACTTTGACATTTTACAAGCGGGAATGAATGAAATAGAAGTATTTTTATTATATTTACCATTAATGTTATTAAAATTAAACCAAGGAGGAGGTATTATAATATCGTTGAAGGATAGTTATAGTGTTTTAATTCAAGACATGTTATTCTATTTAAACAGCATTTTCGAAAAGGTTTATATTTGCAGACCAAATATAATGGTTACAAGCGATAATCATCGTTACATTATATGCAGGGGCTTAGAACGCAAACTAGATATATTAGAAATAAATAGATTATTGCAATTTTTTTACCATTTGATAGTTGTATTAAACGGAAAAAAAGTATTGAATAGTTCTGCGCGTATTTTTGAGCAAGATATTCCAATGTTTTTCAAATGTAAAATAGATGAAATTAATTGCATATATGGCCAGCAAATATTAGAATATACGATGATGGTAATAAATAATAAACAACATGAAATATATAGTTATTATAAAACAAGAAATGAACGAATCGATAATTGGATAAATATTCATAAATACTATTTCAATGTCAATATAGAAAAAATATATAGTGATCAAGAAGCAATATTAAATGTCAAGCAAATTATAGATACATTAGTGGACGAAATAGAAAATGATTAAAATTAATTAGTAAAAAACGTTACAGAATCATCGTCATAAAAAGAAGAATTTAGATTCAATTGTTTTAATAGTTGATTTGCCTTTTCACTATTATTAACTAAATAAACGGGTGCTACGGGTTTTACTAATGAAAATATTAAATATAACAATGAATTTACATACCATTTATTAGATATAATAATGCTTTTTTCTAAAAACACATTGTTTTCTTTAACCTTTTGTTGTTTTAATTTTGAAATAAACCCGCTCATTTTGTATGCATATTTTACTGGAATATATCCAACATTTCTAGCATCAAAAATAAATGTATAGTTTTGACGTTTTTCATCGTAACTTTTCCATGTTTCACAAAAGATAATAAAATCATCATCGTTTTCAATTGTATCTAATGTAACATATATATGTGGAAATGTTGTATCATCAAAAATGCCGAACATTGTTTAATTTCAATTCATAAATTAAAATTAAAAATAGAACTAAAATGCATAAAAATAATTAGCAAATGATATAAATATAAACCAAAGTATTAAAATAATGAGCGAATTAGAATCAAATTCAAACGATACAAGCATTACAAATAAATTTAGTTGCTTGGATGGCGAAATAATTACAACAAATACAAAAGTAAAAAAAATTGATTTTACCGATGGCGATGAATATCTTCATACTTTGAGTAAAGGTGATAATATTTTTTATGTAATGCAAGGAAGTGGTGTTACTTTTTATAATAATAAAGAATATTATTGGAAAAAGAATGATATTATTAATTTAACTGAAAACAATGAAAATATCAAGCATTATGCTTATAACAAAGAAACGTCCCTATTATATATATCAAATAATGCAAATACTATATATACAAGTAGTTTTGGTGGTGTTATATCTAGTACTTTTGGAGGTTAGTATTAAATAGTTACATGCTATAATTAAAGTTTGAATACTTTGGTGTAATATGCCCAAAAGAAAATACCAACAAAACATTTGGAAAATAAATCAAGAATATTAAAAGAAATATTTTTAGTTACTTCATCAAAGAAATATACAACACCATATAATGCCCATAAAACAAAGAAAGCACTATATAACATCATATTATCAAAGTTATATTTGCCTTGAACATATGTTTTATAAATATAACCGAATAATCCAGCAAAGAAACCAAAACCAATCAGATTACCTAAACCCAAAGACAATGTTCCAATTTCACCGAGATATCCCGCGCCAAGCATACCATAATTCATAACTAGAATTTTCAAATAAGAAGAAAATGACATGGCTCCATTTTTAGTATTATATAAAAGAGCAAGCACAAGTACGAGTAACATAATAGGGGTAGTGATTGCCCAATCCGTGTAACGTGTTTTATTAATAGCTTTATAATCTATTTCTTCATCATTTTCAATGGAAGTAACAAATTTCCCATAAAAGAAAGCTGCAACAACGGATATGCATGTTTCTAAATTAAGAATATTACGAATTTTCATATCTTTGGTGCGAATTGCCTCAATAAATGTAATTGTGGCGGTAGTCATTAAAAATGCGTATGTGATATAAAAACTATCATTAACTAAATTTTTACTTGCAAACAAAGAATTCATATTTTGTCTGGAAGCTTCCATTTATATAAAGTAAATATTTTATATAAATAAAAAAACATATATTTATTTTTTGTGTACTAAATTATACATAATATAAACACCTAGTAAACCAATACTAGCAATATAGATCTGTACAATTGGGTCTTTTGGTAATTTAGACATATCTTTATGATTATCTTCTTCTAAAGAAAAAGTGACATGCTTTTCGTTCGTTTGCTCCATTAAGTTATCATTAGAAAAAGTTTCTTTGCATCTTTTATTAGAAATAGGATTACGTTTATTTGAAAAAGTACATGCATCCAGATTTTTAATATCCATAAGAGCTACATAACGACTACTTCGTGATTTTCTATTATTTGAATCAATTGTTTCCATTGTTATTTTTTGACAATCGGGTGTACCTCCCATCATAAAAGCTTGAAATATTTTCAATGGATTTAATTGTCCCATTGTACTTAATGTTCCAGGAATAAGACCTTTAAATTCACTAAAATTTGCTCCTGTTGAAGAAGAAATTAAAGGAATATTACCAGTTGGAACATTATTAATATAAATAGAGCGCGTTTGCTCTTTTTCAGAACGAACATCCTTGCATTTCGCACCTGTATCAAGAAAAAACTTATTACCCATGGGTCCACCTGATTTAGATGCACGTCCTTTACCTGTTACTAACACTTCAGTGTAATCTATTAAACCTCTAACATTTCTACCGGCTTGAGGTATATTTCCTCTACTACTCATGTTAAGCTGAGCAGGACTTTTTATATTTTGGGCGTAATTATATTGTGGACCAAGGACTTTTTCTTCCATGTTATTTACACCTCCGGCTATTCCTTGAAAAAAGTTTGACATATATTATAAAGCCATATTTTTTAATGTTAAAATAAATAATTAACATTAAAATAGTAATCATGAAAAAGTTATATTATTCTACACCAGTTACTTGTGGGGCAGGTTTATTTGCATCATCGTCAGTTAATCCTGTTTGTTCTTGTGCCTGTTTTTTACTAGCTTCAGCGAATTGTTTTATATTATCGGCATTTGTTTTAATTTGGCCAGTATTATCTTGAACATTTGTTTCCATTGAAAGAAGTTTTTTTTCTAAAGAATGTATTTTATCTTTGAATGAAACAATTTTGTTATTTTCACACATTTTATCATTACAATTTTTTCCTTTCATTCCTTCACGTATTGGATAAAGAGATATATAAATATTATATAGTATGATAAAAGCAAAAAAGAAAATTAGTAATATATTCAACTCCATATATATAGTTTATATTATTCTAACATGGAATTATTCAGCATAATACTGAATAAATCCATGTTAGAATCATTCGACATAATATTTCCATTTCCCCAACATTTATATGCAACAGAAGGTGGTACATTATCGACAAAAATTTCCCCAATTGATACTATATCTTCTAATACGGATGCTAATATCTTTTTATGATGTTTTTCATAATCGTGAAAACTCGCAATAATATCTACTATTTCAGCAGGGATATATTTCATTTTATTTCCGAACATTCTTTTACTATTACTTACTATAATTGCAAAGTATTACTCGTAAAATATAAGAATCAATTTTTTTATATTTGCATAAGTTATATGGAAAATAATTTTTGTTGCGAACAAACCAAGGCATTAAGAAGAAATCGTTATGTAAGTAAATTACCAAAAACATATTATTCAAGTCATAGTAAATATTTAGATAATCGTTCTAAAACATTTTATCGTAATACTATGAATTATTCAACAAGTGAAACAAACAACCAAAATAATAGTTATCGCTCAAATAATTGTTGTGGTACTCATGTCTACAAAACAAGCAATCAATCTATGAAAATGCAGGGTTCTGAAATGTCAAGTGGTTACATGTATAAATTAAAAATGCATTGCAAATGTATTCGTTAAATATAAATTATGCAATCTTAAATAATATTTAACATTTAATTAAATATGATTTGTGTAATAATTTACATTTTAATACGAAGATATAATTGGTAAGCAGCCAAACCACCAGCTACCTGAGCAACAATATAAGGAATTAAATCCTTTTTGGATAATTTACCCGCATTAAACATCATAACGCTTACAGCAGGATTGAAATTACCACCTGAAATGGGGCCTCCGATCATTATAGCAATAATTAAAGCAGCGCCAATAGCAAAGGCATCACCTGTGGCCATGATTACGTAAAGAAAGAATAGTGTTCCTAAAAATTCGACTAAATATTTTTGCATTATATAATAATAGGCGAAAATATTTTATTTATTTTTTATAAACTCTATTGTATGCGCTTTCCTTTTTGAAACGTGTGAAAAGAGATGAATCATATACATATTTAACATTGCATGAACTAGGTGGTACTCCAGAATTATCACAATTATTACGTGTGTTGTCCCTTCTTGTTAAACTATTAAAACGAAATGCCAATGATTGTAAAGGATTGGGTCCTCCACATGAATAGTTGGGTCGTGATAATAAATCACCTGCGTTCATGACAGCACGAAATGAGCCAATTTTTCTATTACTTTCATTTTGTCCTACTACATTTTTGCTATTCCATACATCGCGTAAAATCTTTCTGGTACTTGCATGACCACTTTGGCTTCCATAAATGTTGGCGTTTGATTTTTCCATATATATAGAGCCAATAAAAAAAGTTATATATAATAGTTTGTCTAAACTAAACAATATAATTTTAAAATTTATTTATCTGTTATAATTCTCGGAACAACATTCATTGTCATGAGTTCTTGGAACAATAGTTTACATGCATAGGGGATTTCGGTGTATGAGAAATCACTGCGATTGTTACATACTTTGCAAAAGTGAATATGTAACTCATCATTGTACGCTGCGATTAATCCACATTTGTTGCAAACGTGTACGCTAAATTTGTCAGATGCATCATACAATCTTCCGCGCGTAAATCTTGATGCACCATGACTTATCATACAATCACGTTCCATTTCACCAAAACGTAATCCACCATCACGCGATCGTCCTTCTGCAGGTTGGCGTGTAAGATTTACCATGGGACCAATAGAACGACTATGTTGTTTATCATTAACCATGTGCTTCAAACGCTGGTAAAATACGGGTCCTACGAAAATGCTTGTTTCGATTTGCTCGCCTGTAAGTGCATTATACAAAATTTCATTTCCATTACTTTCATAACCAACTTGCGATAATTCTTTACAAATATCGTTAATTTGAAATTCGCCAAAACTTGTACCATCACCAAACAAGCCAAGTTCAAGAAGTACTTTTCCAAGTAGTGTTTCTTTCAGTTGCCCAATAGTCATACGAGATGGAATAGCATGAGGATTAATGATAATATCTGGTTTCACACCATTTTTAGTGAAAGGGATATCTTCTTCAGGGATAATATTACCAATCGTACCCTTTTGTCCATGACGGCTCGAAAATTTATCACCAATAACAGGTTTTCTTATTGTGCGAGTTCTGACTTTAGCAAAGTTATAGCCATCGCCGTTTCGGTCAATATAATTTTTATCTACATATGTATCCTCATTGGTTCTAAAAATTTTACTTTGATCTTCATATTTAATAACCTTGGTGTGATCATTTTTGTTTTCCTTGATTGGTTGAACTTTTGAAATAATGACGTCACGATTTTCAATCAACGTATTTTCAGGAATAACACCTTTTGAATTTACCTTGTTATAATTACCAAATTTCATTCCTTTGGTTCGAGATGGATCAGGTTTGCATCTAATTTCTTCGTCGCCATGAATTTTCTTATCCTCATCTTTTTCAGTATGATAAATTGTTGCTTGGAATAGGCCTCGATCAACAGAACCTTTATTGAACAAAATACTATCTTCCTGATTGTAACCAGTATGTGTCATAATAGCTACAATTACTGGTGACCCAGATGGAATATTATTAAGTTGGATTAAGTTCATAATTCGCGTATCTACTAGAGGACGCATAGGATAATTCAAAACATATGCTGTTTTATCCATACGATTATCGTAATTGGTTACGTAGACACCCATAGATTGTTTGGACATAGCACATTGATAAGTATTTCTAGGGGACTGATTGTGTTCTGGAAATGGAATACATGATGCAAGAATTCCAAAAATTGTACTTGGATGAATTTCACAATGCGTATAACTATAATTGTTATTTTCATGCAAAGTAGAAGGTTTCATAGAAATCATTGTTGTATTTTGTTCATCTGGGTCAATGTATTCAATAATAGAATCATCCAGTTTCATATTAGTTAGCAAATCTTCCCAGACAAGTTCTTTATTTTTTACCTTTTCAACAATTTCTTCATGTAGAATTAGTCGATTATCCTTTACACGCAAAACAGGTCGTGTAACTCTTCCACCATCGTTACATACCCGAATTTCCATCGCATCATATGCAAATATAATCGAAGTGTAAATGTTAATCATGCCTTTATGCTTGAGGTCTTTCAAATATTTATACAATTCTGCAGGTTCTTCACTAATTCCAATCCACGAACCATTTACAAAAACCTTAACTTTATTAAATGCATCGTGAGTTTCAATAGATTCAATTGGAATGATTTTATTTCCTACATAAGTAATAATCGAACTACTATTAGAAGGAATTGTAACATGTGTCATATAACTCAAATTCTTTACAACACCAACAGATTGACCTTCTGGTGTTTCAGCGGGACACAAAAACCCCCAAGTAGTATTATGCAACATACGTGGTGGGATAAGTTTCCCGCTTTTATCAATGGGAGTAGCAATGCGACGCGAATGACTTAAACTTGAAGCATATGTTAGGCGATTCAAAACCTGTGCAACACCAACCTTACTTGAACTAGATTGTTTAATACCGAAGTCACCTGTACTCAATGCACGTTTAATACCATTTTCAATAGTAGACGACTTAATAATTTTATAAATATTGGTATGATTTACAATGTTGCTATAATCATATGTGGATCGCCACGAACCGGTATTAATTTCTTTTACAATTTGTTTCGACATATCTTTTACGACTTTATTGAAATAATTTCTAAACAAATTGTTCAAAAGTGAACCGGTTAAATCAATGCGCTTGTTAACATAACTATCACGATCATCTTGAGGTTTGAGTCCTATAAAACATTCCAAAATGCGATACGTCATATAACCAAGGAAATAGGTTTTCTGCTTAGTGTTATAACAATGGGGAAATAAATCGTTTTCAATAACACCTGTCGTAAATTCAAGCTTTTTTCGTGCACCCTCTTCTTTTTCCATATTGATTGGTGTATACATAGCATGTTGGTTAATATACTGAATAGCTTGCTCTTTAGTGCGAATATCATTTGCTTCGATAATAGATGCTTTAAGTACATCGCAATTAATTCTAGTATCTTTATCGACACTGAGCAATATATAATTACAAATATCTAGATCAGTATAAGTACCAAGTGCCCGGAAAACAATAAATAATGGAATCGGGTTCTTAATTCTAGGAATTTGCAAATAAATACAATTACCAAAGCCATTATTTTTGGAAGAAACATACATAGTAATTTGTTTTGGGCTAATGCATTTGAAATCGGGAACGGATTTAATTTCGGCTTGCCAAATATATTTAGTATTATTTTTGGCAATATTATAACAATAAACTCTGTTTTCGGCAGCACGTTCTTGTCCTAGAACTGTTTTCTCGGAACCATTGATAATAAAATATCCCCCGGCGTCATATTTACATTCACCTGTAATATTGCTATCTACGTGTTTATATTGGTTTAGAAGGCAAATCGAAGATTTTAACATAATAGGTAATTTACCAATATGTACTTGTGGTAGAGTTTTATGGAATGTCTCGCTGTTTTCAAGGTCATCTCCATTACGTGTTACATATTTAATATTAATGTCCATTGTCATTGTGGAAGAATATGTAAAATTACGCAATCGTGCTTCTTGAGGAAACATCAGTTTTGTTGCACCATTATTTTCGTGGATTTGAGGTCGATGAATTTGAAAATTGGTAAAATGAATGAACATTTCAAGTGAATGTTTGCCTGATTTTTCATCGTAATCTTGTTCAGAACAGATGTGAACGGGATTAAACATATCGATTGTTTTTTGAATTTGTACATTTACAAACAGGTTGTATGATTCCAATTGATGTCTTACTAATTGTTCGAGATATTGACCTTCGAAATAAGAACCAATTAGATTCCATGGTGTTTCGATATACGTATCAAGTGTTTCGCGTTGTAAATTATCTGACATTTTGCTCATACTTTGTGTAATACCAACCATAGTATATTGTTTATTTCAATTTTTAAATTTATTTAATAATGAATATATTTATTTAAGATATGTATAATTTTCAAAAAAACTATGTATTTATAGTTTATGAGTTCTACACAAAAAACGATATCTATAAATCCTGCATTGTTTCAAATGAGCGGTAATAAAAAAACTAGGAAGGAAAAAGAGAAAAAAGAGAAACAAACACAGCATTCACTTATGAAACCTTCTACTTTAAAAAATAAATTTATACAGAAGGTTAAGCAACATCAACAAAAAAAGAAGGAAGGTGGGAAAAAAACAGAATTTAAAAGCGAATTTGAAGAGTCCATCCAATATTTATCATCATTAATAGAAAAGGATAAAAAGGATAAAGATGTAAAACAAGAAATAAAACATGGGGATAATCTGAATAAATTAGAAGGATTTCAGGAAGAAAATTTTTTAAGAGAACAAGTAAATATAGATTTACCGAAAGATTTAAAAAAACCAGAAACTATTTTTAACCGAAATTCGTTAAAACCTTTAATGGACGAAACTAAAGTACCTTATGGGTGTTTACGGAATGGTAGCAAACCAACATATCGCGAATGGATGCAAACGAGAAAACGTCCTTTTAAACAAGAACCAATAAATATAAACGAACCTATTTTTGCAAATAACGAAGATAATAATAAAAGGCAAGAAAAATTGAAGGCAGTAAAAAGTATGTTTCGTGGAGAAAACGAAATGAAAAGGGAACCATTGCGAATTAATGTTAACGAAATAGAAAAAAATCACTTGCCAGAAGAGCCAATTACTATTATAAATAGTAATAATTCAATGAGTGTAAACAATGTATCACCAATAATAACAAAAAATCCAAAAATTGCAGTTAAAAAGAAAATAACACGAAAATATGTTTGCGGGAAAAATCCAAAAACTAGAAAAATCGGTGTTTTAATTAAAGATGGTGAAGGAAGAGCAAAAATAATACGTGAGAAACGAAATTTATCAAGACGAAATATAAATGATGTAAAAAAATATTTACATAACAATGGTTTATTAAAGGTTGGCACACACGCACCGAAGAAGATACTGATGGATATGTACGAAGCGTGCATTTTAACAGGGAAAGTATTAAACATAAATGATAAAAATCATATTCATAATTTTTTAAATTCTAACAACGCATAATTTCTCTTTATAATGTATCTGATGTTGAAAATTATAGCGAAGATTTTTCTGGTATTAGTGATTTTATTCGGTATGTTTCTTTTTATTGATGCATTTAATATTGATTTAGAGAAAATACATGAAAAACGTTTAGTGAAGGAAATTACTATAGAAACTTAACACGATTATAAAGTCCACATATATAACTATTTTACCTAAAAATTGATTTAAAATTATTCTTTTATATATAAAATATACAAAGATGATTATTCCCGTTAAATGTTTCACGTGTGGTAATGTTTTAGCTGATAAATACAGATATTTTCAAGACAAAGTTCGTAAAATGAAACAAGATAAAAAAATAGATGCAGATAAGGTTATTTATCTAACAAAAACACATAATACAAAAGCCCCCGAAGGTATTGTGATGGACGAACTAGGTATGAATAAAATGTGTTGCAGAAGACATCTCTTAACACATGTTGACATCGAATAAAAATTATATATATAATATATATTATGGCTAGACGTTCAAAAAAAAATGTTCATAGGCGTTCAAAAAAGAGAGTGTTAAGAAGAAAAAGAGAATCTACGCGTAGAAATAGAAAAACACACAAAGGAGGAATGAATTTAGCATTAGTTGGAGCCCCGGTTGAAGCAAATCCTTCGACATGGCCTGGAAATGCACCAAACAATGGAGGTAATCATTATCCTTTGAATACTTATGAAAATACGCCTTTCCAGCATTTACAACCAACCCGTGGTGGAGGTAGAAGAAGACGAAGAAAAGGGAACAAAACAAAAAAAAATAAAAAAACAAAAAAACGCCGTCAAAAAGGAGGTTCAGGTTTTTTTTCTGCATTGTTCCCTGAGACCTATTTAGCAGGTCAAAATATTCAACATAGTGCCGGAAATACATTGAATACAATCAATGGTTATCAAGCGTCGGCAGATCCAAAACCTTGGGTACAACCAGAATTATTAAAAGTTCAACAACGAATGATTTAAAAAATACTACAACTATAATATATGAATTCACCTATGGATATTCATATAATGTCTTGGAATATTATTAAAAAATACTTTAAAGAAGAGCCAAATGCTTTAGTATTACACCATTTGCAATCTTACAATGAATTTATTCACAAGGGTATTAAGCAATTATTTACAGAACGAAATCCGATAGAGATTAGAAAAAATTACAACAACACAATCGATGATTATGAAATACAAGCGAATGTTTATTTAGGTAAAAAAGATGGTTCGGGTATGCATTTTGGAAAGCCAATTATTTATGATAATGATCGTGTTCATTATATGATGCCAAATGAAGCCAGATTAAGAAATATGACTTATGGTTTTTCACTATATGTAGATATATTATTTGAATTCAAAACATATAATCAAGAAACAAAAGAATTCATAAGTGAATATTTCACTATTGATAAATATTTTTTTGGTAAATTTCCTCTTATGATACATTCAGATTTGTGTATTTTATCATCTATGAATTCTGAAACACGTTTTCAAATGGGTGAATGCAAAAATGATTATGGTGGCTATTTTATTATTGATGGCAAGGAAAAATCAATAGTTAGTCAAGAAAAATTTGCAGATAACATGCTTTATGTTAAAAAAAATGCTGAAGGTGATGCTTATAGTTATAGTGCGGCAATACGTATGGTATCAGAAGATGCATCAAAACCAGAGCGTACAATGAAAATTCACTATGTTGCACCTATTAGTAAATTGTCAAATAATAATATTGTTGTTCAAGTACCAAATGTTAGGAAACCTATTCCACTTTTTATTTTGATGAGAGCATTAGGTGTAATTAGTGATAAAACAATTATATCTTATTGCCTACTTGATTTAGAAGCAAATAAAGAATATGTTGATTTATTCATTCCTTCTGTTCATGATGCAGGTGTTATTTTTACTCAGGAACATGCACTGAAATATATTGGCAAATTGACAAAACGTCAAACAATAGTAAGTGCTCATGATATTTTAATGAATTATTTATTACCTAATATTGGAACAACTAATTATTATCATAAAGCATATTTTTTAGGACATATGGTATTCGAATTATTACAAGTTAAATCTGGTGCAAAAATGCCAACCGATCGCGATAGCTTCATGTATAAACGTGTTGAAGTACCAGGTAAATTAATGTACGATTTATTCAAAGAATATTACAAAATACAAGAACATAGTATTTTTGTGAATATTGACAAGCGCATTTTTTATAAATCGCGTCCAAATAAAGAAAATGATTTTGTAAATATCGACTTTATTGGTTTTGAGCATTTGGTTCGTAATTATGAAAACCAAATTTTCTCAAATCGTGCAGTTGAAGAAGGGTTTCGCAAAGCTTTTAAAGGAAATTGGGGATCAACTAGTCACACCAAGAAAATGGGTATTGTTCAGGATTTAAATCGATTAAGTTATAATTCTGCATTAAGTCAAATGCGTAAATTAAATCTTCCTTTGGATTCTAGTGCAAAAGTGATTGGTCCGCGTTTACTTCATCCATCCCAATATGGTATAATAGATCCCATTGATACTCCAGATGGTGGCAATATTGGTTTGCATAAACATCTATCTATTATGACCTATATATCAAATCATGTTCCGTTGGAAAGTTTTAAATCATGGATGTTTGAAAAAGTAAATATGAAACCACTTGATTATTTTTCAACAAAACAATTATACAGCTGGATAAAAGTATTCATTAATGGAATGTGGATGGGTGTAGTAGAAGAACCATTCGAAACATTGAAAATTGTTAAAACGAATAGACGTGTTGGTATTTTACCGAAAGATGTGAGTATTAGTTTTTATTATCAACAACGTAAAATAGAAATTTTTGTAGATAGTGGTCGCTTAATGAGACCAATTTATACTTTAGAAAAGAATAAATTTATAAGCAAAGAATTACAAGACAAAATCATTGTAGACGATTTTCAATATATGGATTTATTTACATGTTTTGATAAAAAAAAGAAAATTATTGATTTTAAAACATACGAAATATTCAATAATGACGATTTATATGATAAAAAAAATTTAAGTAATTCGAAATTCGGTCCGATCGAATATATCGATACAAATGAAACCGAAACATCATTAATAGCATTGAATTTCGATGAATTAACAAAAACGAATAAACGTTATTCTTTTGTAGAAATTAATCCTTCGTTAACGTTGGGAGTTATGGGTAATCAAGTTATTTTTCCTGAAAATAATCCACCAACACGTAATGCGTTTTCTTGTGGTCAAACAAAACAAGCAGTTTCTTTATATCATTCTAATTATCAAAATCGAATGGACAAAACAGGCATCGTTTTAAATTATGGCCAAATACCATTAATTAAAAGCAAATATTTGGATATTATTCAAAAAGAACAACATCCGTATGGTGAAAATGCAATTGTAGCTATTATGTCGTATACTGGTTATAATGTTGAAGATGCAATTTTAATCAATAAGGGGGCTGTAGATCGTGGTATTTTTCGTACATCATATTATTCAGTTTTAGAAGCCCGTGAAGAATCTACTAGTGTAACAGGGAATAATGAAGATGTCCGCATTTTAAATATTAATAGCGCAAATGTTTTAAAAAAGAAACCTGGATATGATTATAGTGTTCTTGATTCAAATGGATTAATAAAAAAAGGTACTAGTGTACATGACCGCATGGTAATGATTGGTCGCGCAACAAAAGATCCTGAACAAGAAGAAACATATTTAGATAATTCGTTGACACCAAAAAAAGGTCAAATGGGTTATGTTGACAAAACATTTATGACACAAGACGAAGAAGGGTTTAGATTAGCGAAAGTTAGAATTTGTCATCAACGCGTTCCAGCAATTGGTGATAAAATGGCAAGTCGGGCTGGTCAAAAAGGTACAATTGGTTTGGTTATTCCAGAAGAAGATATGCCATATACAAAAGATGGAATAAAACCTGATTTAATCATTAATCCTCATGCAATTCCTTCACGTATGACCATAGGTCAATTAGTCGAAAGCATGTTTGGTAAAGTATGTTTACACTACGGAACAAGTGGTGATTGTACTGCTTTTGAAAACAAAGGTTCAAAACATGAGTTATTGGGAAATATGTTAAATGAATCTGGGTTACATAAGAGTGGAAACGAAATAATGTATAATGGAATGACGGGCGAGCAAATAGAATCAGAAATATTCATTGGTCCAAATTATTACATGCGTTTGAAACATATGGTAAAAGATAAAATAAATTATCGTGCAAAAGGACCGCGAACTTTGTTGACGCGTCAAACAGTGCAAGGAAGGGCAAATGATGGTGGTTTGCGTATTGGTGAGATGGAACGTGATGGGTTAATAGCGCATGGTGCTACAAAATTCATTCAAGAATCATTTATGGTGCGCGGTGATGAATATAGTATGGCAGTATGCAATACTTCTGGTTGCACAGCCGTATACAATATTCGCGAAGATAACTTTTATAGTTTGCATACTGATGGTGATGCAGTATTTTCAAACGATTTAAATGATTCTATGAAACTAAAAAGTGTATCGCGATATGGACGTAATTTTTCTATTGTAAAAATTCCTTATTCATTGAAATTGCTAATGCAAGAACTACAAACGATGAATATTCAAATGCGCATTATTACGGAAGATAATATTGAACAATTTGATCAAATGAATTTCGGTAAAATGAAATTATTAGATGGTAAAAAATACCAAGATATTGCATCTGTTTATAATAAACAGATATCACCAGGAACACCCGAGGATAAAGCGTTCATACCAAAATCTCCATCTGATCCTCCTCCAGGAAGTCCTGCATATGCTCCCGGTAGTAGTCCACCATATGCTCCCGGAAGTCCAGATTACGACCCAAATAGTCCTGATTATCCACCGGGAAGTCCCGCATATGACCCAAATAGTCCACCATATGCTCCCGGTAGTAGTCCACCATATGCTCCTGGTAGTAGTCCACCATATGCTCCTGGAACACCCGATTATCCACCAGGAAGTCCTGCATATGATCCAAATAGTACACCAATTTCAAGTACAGAACGTGATAGTGAAGGTGATACAATACCACCACCACCGCCATCTGGGACACAATCATCTAATTCTATAAATAGTGCTGTTTCAAGTGTAACAAGTTCAATAAAAGAAAGCAAATCAAATGGTGAATTTCCATCTGTTACTATGAAAATAGATACAAATACTGCAAGCAAATCATTGAAATTAGATTCTATCCAAGATTTAATCAAAGAAAGTTCTTCGAAAGACAAAAGTGTTTTAGAACCAGAAGAATTAGAAGGAAAAAAGGAAAGTGAAAATAATAGTGAAGAAAATGACGAAGAATCTAGTAGCAATGTCAAAAAAACCATTAAAATCAATACGTAATTAAATATTCATATAAATTGAAATAAAAATAAATCGTTAGGTTATTATATAACTAATAAGTATGGAATTATCAGCAAGTAGCAATTTCGTTGGACAGCTTCATAAAGTGCGAACCACACTTCTTGAATTATTTCAAGAACAAGGTTATAGCACAAGTAATTATGAACATTTTAGTATTGCAGAATTGCAAACAATGTTAAAAAATAAAGAGCTAGATATAATGCTTACAAAGGCAGATAAAAAAGCATTAATTAAATTTTATGAAATTACAGGTGATTCTAATAAAACATTAAAACAACCTATTTTAGAGTCACTTGTAAATCAATATTTTGAATTAGAAGAAACATTACAAAAAAAAGATGACTTGATTATTGTGGTAAATGAAGACCCGACAGAAACTATCCAAAATGTCATGAAACATATATGGGAACAACGGGGTATTTATGTAAATATTATTTCTGTCAAAAGATTGCAATTTAATATTTTAACACATACTTTAGTACCAAATCATGCACTTTTGAGTAATGAAGATAAAGTAGAATTCTATAAAAAATTTAATATTAAGAAAAGTAATGAAATACCAGAAATATCGCGTTTTGATGCTGTTGCTGTCTCGATTTGCATGAGACCTGATGATGTATGTAAAATTATTCGTCCAAGTAAAACATCGATTGAAGGTATTTATTATAGAAATTGTGTAAACAAATAATTTGTTTTCTGGAACTATAGTATGACTGAGAGTTTCAAAAATCCAGAATATTATATTGAAAATTATAAAAATAATAAAACCACTTTTTTTTCGCTCTTGCAAAGAGTACAAGATTCTTTCATTTTATTTAAGCAAAATCCGGATGATGATGATATTGAAATGAATTATAGGGGATATGTAGACAAAGTGAAAAATTTCCATGAAAATGAAATGAAATTAGACGAAGAATTTAAGAAATCTAATAAAAAAATAAACGAAGGTTTGGATTTAATGATTAAAGATATTCAAAAGGAAAAAAAAATAAATAAAAATTTAACTGAAAAACTAAAACATGTTACTGAACAAGATAACGCTTTCGGTCAATCATATAGTGAAAGTATTCATGAATACAATTATACTATTTTATATAGTACAACGATTATAGGCATGATTGCCTTTATGATTTATTCAGGAAAAATAAAATATAACCAATAAGTATGGAACTTCCTCCAATTGAAGTAGAAAACGAAAAAGTATATCTTGATATGCCTACAATAAATGGTAGACAAGATGATGCTTCATTGCGAGTGTCGAAAAATTACCAAGAATATTTAGCATTATCTATTGCTGGATTTGCCGTTTTAGGTATATTATTTTACCAAGTTTCAAAAAAAACAAATTAAGAAATACATGACTTTATGATTTATTTACAACATATGAATTAATCTCTTTATATGTTATATGAGTAATCCTTGTAATATAGATTTAACCGATGAACAAGCGGAATGTTATTTAGATAGATATGTTGATTTAAAAGATGCTTTCGGAGACGATTTAAAAAAGGCAAAGCAACATTGGAAACGATATGGTTGTATACCTAAAGAAGGACGCAGTTATGAATGTTTGCCAGCGAAATGCAAATCTTCAGTCAGTGATAAACAAGCTATTTGTTATTTAGATAGATATGCTGATTTAAAATCCGCTTACGGAAATGATTTAGAAAAAGCAAAACGCCATTGGAAATATTTTGGTTGTTCAGAAAACCGAAATGTAGGATGTCAGCAAGATGCCGCGGCTACATTTAGTGGCGATGAAACAGCCAATATTATTAAATATTACAATAAATACAATGATGATTATGAATTCAATAAAAATCAAATTAACGAAGAACATTTAGACATTAAAAATGTTGAAGGGGATTTAGAAAGTACACAATTAGGTTTGGAATCATCGCGATTCAAACTTATGGCAATAACGTTAGGAAGTTTAGTTGCATTAATTGTTTCTATGAGATTTATAAAATAAATTTATTCATTATATACATATATACAATGAATATTGACGATACAAATAATTCAGATCTTAACAATATGGATCTTAATAGTGAAAAATACAATAGTATATTATGCGATCAAGGGGAATTATTTAATAACCAGCGCAATGAACTAATGAATTCTTCCAAATTTAATAAAAACAATGACACAAATAATAATGGTTTAAATAGATCGAATGATACTATTCTCATTAATTCTTCAAATAATATTGAAGAAGGTTTTACCAGTAATAGTCCAGTAGTAGAAGGTTTTCATGAACACAAAGAATCAGATCTAAGTTCTATGATAAAAAATATGGATGCTTGGATGAAACGCGAATTTAAAGAATTAAAAGTATTGCAAAATGAATATTCATCAATGCAAAGCAAATATGATACTTTAGATGAAAAATTTGGAACTGAAGCTCGTGATTATTTATCACGCACCACAAAAGATAATAGTTATAATGGAAAAACTCTTCAATTCAAAGATGGTGAAATGGGTTATGTAACAGAAAAAGGTTATTTGCGTGATTATGATAGCGATGCTCATGTGCAAATAGGTGATAAAAACAAATGTAATACAGATGTTGTTGATTCAGGAATAACTAGAAGTGATTTCATTAGTTTAGATTCGCAAAAATTAGGTCCCAAAATGCTTTTAAATAAAAGTGATATTCGAACAATTCGCATTTATCAAAAAAGTAATTATTTGCACGTTTCCGAAGTTGAAGCTTATGATGGCAACGACAAAAGTATTATTATACCAAAAAATAAGAAAGAATCAGTTTTTATTTATTGTAAAGTTAATGTAAAATTAAATGATTTTTCAAATAATTCTGATGATTATAGAATGTTTTTGACTTATAATGGAAAGAAAGTTTCAGACGATGTTGTTTTTCAAGCTCGAAGATTACCCAAAATAACAAAAGGGCCACCTGCTCTATGGACGGGTAATTATAGCAATAGGTTTCATCGCGTTGATAAAGGAAATGGACGAGGTAAACAAGGTATGCGTATTTTTTATTATACAATGAAAAACTGCAATGGTTGGTCGCCAAGAAAATTAATTGGACTTGCACATCATCGAGGAAGTATAAATTTTAATTGGGGAGGAGGAAATATAGTTGATAATTATCGTGATTACGTAGGTACTTATATGGATGGTTACATAATTGCACCTATAAGTGGAAGTATTCGATTATATTCTGATTCTGATGATGGTCAAGCTTTTTACTGGGCTGGAAGAAATTTGTGGTATGGTCTTAATTTGAATCATGGTCGTTCAGATGCCGGCCGCTATTTTGCAAATGTCCAGGTAGTAAAAGGGCAATATTATAAGTTCCAACATTTATGGCGTGAATGTGGTGGTGGTGCAAACGTTCGTTTATTTTGGACATTGCCAGGAAGAGGACGTCAAATTATTCCAGCACAATATTTTACAATTGGTGGAACATCAAGTGGTGCAAAAAGAGGTGTTTTATATCACAAATTTAAAAACGTCAATAGTGTTGTAAATGGATTTGAAATCAATACAAACGGAAAAAAATTAGTTTTAGAAAAACCAATCGATGTATGGATTAGACGCGATGACCAATCATGGTCACTAGGAGGTTATTATCCATCATCTAAAGATAGTTATGGGGCAATAAAAGTATCTAACGATATCAAAGTATCATTTCCATCATATAATCCTTTTGTGGAAAGTGCTACTATGAATGTTGGTGTTGGGTGGAGTGGATATACACATTATCCAATTGATGGTATAATTTCACAAAAATGGCCCAATGCCGTTCATAGTGCAAAAAATCGCGAATGCATCTATGATATTAATTTAAGAGGAACCCCAGAGATCGAACGTATTCGTATTCGCAATAGAATCGACGGAGCTCAAAATAGATTGAATGGGGCAAAACTTCAGTTATTGGATGGAAATAAAAAATTAGTTAAAGAATATAATTTAAATAGTGAACAAGAACAAGTTTTTTATTTGAAAAATGAACCCCGAGGTACGACGTGTGGAAGTGAAGGTAAAAATGTAAAGGTTAGTAATATTGGAGATATTGGTAATGCGGAATATATCGGATGTTACAGGGATAAACCTTCGCGTGCAATGAAATGGGAAGGCAAACGGGGAACTTTTGAGCAATGTAAACAATATGCAATTGAAAATAAATCGCCTTATTTTGCCCTACAAGCATCTAAACCCAACCGCGACTATCATGCATGTATGATTAGTGATGATTTAAACAGAACAATGAAATTTGGAAAACGTTCAGATGAAAGATGCCCAACGCGCCCATATAGTAAAGAATACGGACAAGTTGGTTCAGGATGGACGAATGCAGTATATTCGTTAGATAAAACAAATTATCAAAAAGTTGAAGAAAAATCGAAAAACATTAGTGATACAATTGATACATATACAGGAGGTACGATTGCAGATTGTCTTAATGAATGTGAAAAAACAGGACAATGTAACGCAATAGAATATGACCCCGATTTTTTAACAGACGTGGGTGAAAAAGATCTATATGTGGGTAATAATACCACTAGTAACAGGACACTTCGCGTTAGCAATAAAAATGTTATGAAATATTTTAATATGGATGCGTATGAAATTGTTATAAAATTTCGTGTTATGAAAAATAACGCAAGTCGCTGGACTTGTGTTTATTATTGTTCTTCTGCGGGGTATCTTTTTTTGACCACTGGTTTTGCTAGTAACTGGCAGCTTTACATGTATACTCACACAAGTCCTGGAAGTGCAAGATATTTTCAAATTCCACGCCAGTTCAGAAAATTAAATACTACATTCACTATTCGTATGGTAATCGAAACAGCAAAATTCAAGATAAAAATTTATGTTAATGATATACTTGTTATTGACGAAAACAAACCCAACTTAAAAGTAAGAAAATCAAATTCTAATCATGTTTATATTAAACCGAGTTGGTGGGGTAATACATCCAATTTTAAAGTTGAATCTATGATATTAAAGGATGCTTATGGTGAAAAGGCGACAGGTAAATGCGAAACTAAAACATCGCAAGAATTAACGCAAGCAAATGGTTCAAATACAATTATATATAATAAATTAACAGAACGTCCATTTGTACACGGAAAAGAAAATCTTGGAAAAATAGGGTATGTTGATGAAAAGGGGGTTTTACACGAATATCCGCAAAATATGACTGCATTGAAAAATAATTATTCAATGTTAAGAGATGTAGATAGTCCAGGCAATGACATATTTAATAAAGTAACACAAGGTATCGATGAAGCAAAAAGAATTGCGAATTCAAGAAGTGATATAGCTGGTTTTGTTCGTTTACCAAATGGAAGAACATGGTTTAAAAATACAAATATGTATCCTATTAATCCAAATGGTCCACAACGATTTTACAGAAATATGCAGTTGCATCACAAAGAAACCAGTTTCAAACAACATACAACGTGTACCGGCGATTACAATGAAATAAATAGTTTTGAATGGAATAATTATACAAAAGGTCAAAATATGACAATGGATACAAAATGTACAATTTCAAATTATACTGATGGTAAATTTAATGAAAAAAATAATTTAGCCACAAGATTAAATGAATTAAATCAAAAAATAAAAGAAAAAATAGAACGTATCAAAAATAGAAATTCGCGATTGAATCCTTATTTAGAAAAAAGTTATAAAAAAATCGGTGATGTAGTAACTGAAACAGAAAATAATAATAATACAAGAAGTGAACTATTAGGAAACGGGCAAGAAGGAATGGCAAATATGAAAGATGCATATAATAATAATATCAGTCATAACTTACCATCGTATCAAGAAGAACAAGATTCGGGTTCTGCCTTATTAGGATTATTGGGAGTAGCAGGTTTAATCATGAGTGTTTCTTACATGAAAAAATAATTAATATGAAAAAATAATTAATGTGAAAAATATACAAACATAATAAAGCAATTTTAAAATAATATTTTTCACTAACAAATATTATCATTATATATAATATATATAATGACCGATACGAATAATCCATTTGAAGGTGAACAGAAAATGACTAGCTCTAATTTAGAAGAAACACTAAATAGTTTAACAAGTTACATTCGTCAACTTCAAGGTGTTGAAGAAAGCATGTATAAAGTATTGCGAAACAATCCTAATATAACAGATTTAGAAAAAGAAGAAGCTGTTTCACAAATTAATGATTTATCTGCGAAAAGGGAAGCTCTTAATCACGAAATAAATTCTTTAGGTGAAAGAGCTAAGGTAGATTTAAAGGTAGATTTCCAAGCTTTTCAGCAACAAATGCGTATCGTAGAAGCAGCTGAACGTCAATTAAATGAATCTAAAATCAAACTTAAACTTCTAAACGATGAAAAGTTAAATAAATTGCGTTTAGTTCAAATAAATACATATTATCACAAACGTTATGATGCATTAAGCTCGCTGGTTAAAAAATTTGTTTTATTTATTGCTGTTGCAATTATTATTGCTATACTTATGCAAAGAGGTTTGATTCCAGCAGGAACTGGTTCAATTATTATGGCTGTTTACTTTGCTTTAGGATTCGTATATTTCTACATTGGATACATGGATATAGCACAAAGAAGCAAGCGAAATTTTGATGAATATGAATGGCCTTTTAATCGTAATATGGATTCTAGCGAATTGGGTGAATATGATTCTTCAGAAGAATGTGCATATACAGGAAACAATTGTGAAAAAGCAGAAGAGTGTATTGGCGAAGAATGTTGCACTACTGGGATGAGTTATGACGAAATGGAAGGTAAATGTGTACCAAATGATAAATGTGCCACAGAAGAAGGCATGACAAGTGCTTTAACTCAAAATATGTTTAATTCCAGACCCGAAATGGTTCAAGTAGCCGACAATGGTCCAGTAAAACCATTTAGTAATAAATTTGAAAGTTTTGCCTCATTTTAATTCGGATAATTTAATTATAGTATATATTTGTAAAAATTTATAACCCTATACTATATGAGCGTAGCAAATATAAAAGATATAATAGATCCTGCTTTTTATTTAAATAGATATCCCGATTTAAAAAATGCATATGGAAATAATCATAAAGCAGCCATAGGACATTATATGGATCATGGTGTTTATGAAAAAAGATTTTTTAATAATGAATACGAAGAAATTCAAAAGGGTATTGCTGCAAATACTGCTACTAGTGGACAAGTATATCCTTATACGAGTGAATATATAAAATTTAAGAATTTAAACACAGACCCTAAAAATACTTATTCCATTGGTAGTGTTCGAAATACAAATCAAAACGTTTGTCGTTTAAAATGTAATCAAAATAGCGAATGTGGTGGATTTTCGTTGAAAAGTACTTTTTCTGGAAAACAATGTACATTATGGAATACAAATGTTTATCCAGATGTCGGAATGAAAAAAGATAAAAAAACTGATTTTTTTATGCGTAAACGTGAAATGCGAAAATTTTGCGACGATGAGTGTATGAATCAAAAACAATTAGAAGAACTGGAAAGCAAATTTGACAAAATCATCAATGATGTTAATACAGCTCCTGAAAATTTTGCTGAAGTATCCAAAAAATTAATAATTGGACGTCAAGGGGAAGATTATTACAATCAATTAAAAGACACTGAATATAAAAATATGAGCGAACGAGTGTTCAGCAAAGTAAAAGAACTTTATAGCAAAGAAAACAATATCAAAATGAGTATTTCCGAAAATTATAAAAGAAAGATTGATTATTATCAGTTTTTAGAAGATTATTTAAACATTTATAAAGAGAAAAATGACAAATTACAAAATGATATGGATAAATTAGTAAACGAAAAAAATATTGATGCGCGTAAAACATATTACGAAGATAATGAAACTCAAAAAATAGACAACTATACAGAGTTATTCATTTATTTTTATTATTCAGTTTTTGCTGTGTATACATATATTTTCATTAGTCAGCGTGTTTATTCGGATAAGAAGCAAATATTTTTATATGTACTCTTTCTCTTTTTTCCATACTTAATGTACTATTATTTTATACATTATATCAAAGTGGCTGCTGATTTCATTAATAAAAACAAACCAAAAAATGTGTATTTCTCCAAAGAGAGTTGATAAATAATTTATTCAAAAATGTAAATTATTTATTGTTCGGTGATAATAATCCCTCGTCACTAAAAAGAGCCAGAGTTGATGAGGCATCGTGGGTAATTGATTTAACTGGTATTGATGATGGCGAACGCAAAAATTGCTATTAATGATTAAGGTGCGATGCAAAACGCCCCCTCATTACCTACATCGGCTTCCTGTTCTTCTTCCTCTCCTTCTTCATTACTTTCATTAATAACTACGCGTGCATTTTTCCAACATTTTGTAGCAGCATAATTTCCATACATTTTATTCATTTTTTCTTTGAGTTCGCTTTGTTTTAACATTTTTTGATCACCTTGTGTTTGCATCCATAATTGATAATCACGCCATAATCCCGTTACCTTGATATTGCTTCCTTCACAATCACGAACACATGATGTAATAAATTTCAATACCGAGTTTTGACTTGCTTCGTATTCAAAACTTGCATCGCGAATCGTTTTACACTCGCATACAAGACCATTTGTTTTAAACGCAATATCTACCAACATGGACATCATAACTTCCTTCCAATTTTCGAATTTTCGTTCCAAGAATTTATCTTTTGGAAAAATATGTTTATGATGTTTCCATTTTGGGTCATTGGGATTGTCGTCAAATTTAGATACAAACTGGATAACGTCAATACGACGCCACGTACCTTCACTCGTATCTTCAATATCGTAAAGTGTATTTGCACAAACTACCAAATCAAATTGAGGATCATACGTTACTTGATCTTGATACAATTTACGTCCTGTAATAGAATCTCCACCAGTCAATTCTTTCATGGGACCATCATTCAATTTATCACCCTTGGAAGGTTCCTGAATAACCGCCAAGCGAACACCCATTAAATTCATTAGTTCAGGGGATGCGTTACCAACACCGATTCTTTTCTGTGAAACAACTGAACCCGACAAAACACCTTGATATCCACCACGTTCACGCGTATTTAATAATTTGGACATAAGTTTGATCAAAATCGATTTACCATTTGAACCGGTTCCAAGGAAAATGCGAAACTTATGATTTAAGTTGGTACCAATAAGCGAAGAAGCTAGGAACTCCCACATGTATTTATTAACATCTTCAATTGGGAACAATGATCTCATAAATGCTGTAATCTCTTCGATCTTTTCGGCTTCATTATCTTCATAATAAGACAATGGTCTGTATTCAACGCTTGTTGTTAATGTCAAATAATCTTCAGCTGCTCCATGACGAAATTCTTTATTTTTAAAATCGACAACACCATTCTTAAAAACCATAAGATCAGGGTTTTTATCCATCTTGTGAACAAAGTATCGATCATAGAACAATTCGCGAGCAGCTTTGAAAATTCCTCCCTTTTTATTACTATCTTTAAGCTTAATGCAAATATTACTCACTTTTTCTAGTTGCTTTTCATACATGTCATAATCTTGATCACTTTTATCAATTGTATTGATTTTCCCCAAGATTTCAATAGATTTGCTGTGATAAATTTTATACATTAGGGTGGAAAATAGTAAATTTAATTCTACAGCACCTTCTATTTCTACCCAACGATGTTCTTCAAATTTATACCAAATATTTTTTTGCGAATTTGCACACTTGTATTCATCTTTGAAACGCTGAAACATAACCATCGCCAAGTCAAAATCTACACCACTACTAATAATTGATTGCTGAACGTAATACTCGACCGATGTTTCAATAATTTTATTGTATAAATTTTCCTGACCTTCCTTTTCTGCATCTTTATAATACGATTTTGCCCATAATGAAATAGACCGATCTGATAAACAATTAGGACCTTCTTTGAAATTGCACCAATCTACATATCTTTGTGAAATATCATTGATATCAAATGATGGTGATTGACTACTGAAAAGTATCCAAGTAAAGAATAACCTAAAATCAGCATTACGTAAAGCCCATCCTACACGAATCCATTTATCGTAAGGATTGTAAAAGCTTTCTGGTAATATCATTGTTAAATCGTGTGTTTCTTTAATTTTATAATCATCACTTCGAATCAAATTATCATTGAATATTTGGTCTACAACACGTTTCAAATCCTCTATACAACGGATCTTTGACAAATATTTTTCTATTCCAAAACCACTTTCACCCAATTGGTATAATGCCGGTGTTATTTCTTGAATGGAACGAGTATTGCTTTTTTCATTCGATTTTATACATTCGATTAACTCCGGTTGAACATCATAACGTATATGTCCATCGTATTGAGCAGATAGTGTTTTGAAATTATTGTAATTTGATGCATAATCTTGGGTATTTTCAGTTTGCAATTCATTAAAATCATCAGTATTTATACGATACAAATAGGTCAGCTTATATGCTTCGCTATCCGCTTTCTGAGAACCATACAAAGTCCAGTTAGTTTTGCCTGTAGTAATTCCTTCATCGAAAATATCTTCCACAGAATTTGTTAATGGCAAATCTTCGGAAATCGAAGCAAAATCATACATTACCTGCTTTCGCAAATATTGCTGCAAAGGGCGACTCAGCTGAATCCCAATAATAATATGAATTCCATCTTTAGTTTTATCGTCTAACACTTTTACATTTGGTTTTTCAAAAATAAAGATGGGAAATGATGTATTTTCTTGAAATATTAAAATATCCTGTAATTTTTCCAAGTATAAAAACACAATGTTTTGTATAAAATCCTCTTTATGACACCGATCTTTAATATTGTCAGGATAACGGAAATCCAAATCAATCACAATAGGTGAATTGTCAGTAGACAGCTGGCGCTCTGTCAAATATTCTTTCTGACGTAAATTAAATACATGATTCCAGTATACTTTATAAAATTCATCCAAATCTTTCCCCGGCAAAATAGAGTATGACCCACCAGTAACCTTATATTGTTCATTTTTCATACGTGTATGAGTATATTTTTCATTATTTTTTATATAATGTTGCTTCAAAAACAAAGGAAATTTTGATTTTGACATATTTTGGTATATATAATTCTAAATATAATTAATCTTTATTTCAATTTTAGTCATTAATTAAATATCTTTTTTAGATGACGAATGCTTTAAAATGGATTCAATTAATGTAGAATAGTCGCTCGATGATGTAGTAAAAATGCCTGGAATAAGTGCATGAAAAAATGCAAATATAGATGCCAATAAAAATTGTAGTGATAAACACATTGAAAATATACAATGTTCGAAATAATTCATCTCTACATCTTGTAGATGTTCCTTACTTTGTTTAACGATTTCCATTTATATTTATACAATATTTAAAATTTATATTTTATTATGTCTATGGGTAATATGCCATATAATTCTTTATAATTCATAATTTATTCTTTTCTATTATTAAATTTAAAATAATAAATTAATCATTTTTATGTGTTTTCGAAAAAAATGAGACAAAATAAAAAATGGAACAGATTAAATCATAATTAAGGATAATAAGTTGTTATCGTGGTCAGGACCTGGGCAAGTCAAGAATGGCATTACATTCGACATTATGTTTCTTGTCAATACGTCGCTAGTCAGGTATTTTTTGATTCCTCTATTGATAGCTAGCCGTGCCTTCTCATTTCGCATCAAAGCCATGTCATAAAAGTTCTTCCAGAGAACAATGAATTTTTGCATCGTGTTGAATTGCATTGCAATTTGTCTCGGTGTCATCCACCTCGTGTTAAATGTGGTAATTTTTTCGCGTTCTTCAATTTTATGCGTTGTTTTTTTAAAAACGACGCTCATAAAGTTGATAAATTCGCTCGTCGAAAGAATATTCTCTAGATGTTTAAAGTTTCGAATGATGTATAAGAAGAATCCTCTATTCCACGAACCCAAAGCCATTGCGTTCATACCTGACCACGCTCCTGAAGAGTGGAATTTTTTTGTATTAAAGATTCTGGTCTGATTTTTGAAGCGAAATTTTCGCATTACGAACTTTTCGAATTCTTCGCGCGTAGGTTTAGTCATTGTGTTTTATTTATGTTTTCTACATGTAACGGAAAAAATAAATCAATTTTTTATTGGCCAATAAATTATGGAGGGATTTTTTTCTAATAATATAACAATGGAGATTCCAAAACAATTATTATATATTATCATTGGTATTAAAGTGTTATTCATAATAATGTTTTTATATTATAAATTTGCATATTATAACAATGATGGTGAAGAAAAATTAGAAGAAATAGAAGAAAAAAAAGAAATTTTACATGCAAGTTTCGTATTTTTTACGTATCTTTTATTGGTTCTATTATTAAACCCGTACAATAAAAATATTATTCTTCATGCTAATCGCATTGATAGTTATCATTTTCAAGTAGTTATTTTTACATTAGGAATAATTCAACTTGTAAACTTTGACTATAATATATTGTTCCAAATTCCTGAAACACTATTCTAATAAATTTATTTATAAAACTATTAAACATAACCATATAATTAATGAAATACTATTATGACTACAATACCAAGAAGCAATGCATTAAGATTGGCCAAGGATGTTCGCGGAATTATGAAAAATCCTTTAGAAGATAATGGTATATATTATAAACACGATGAATCAAATATGTTGCATGGATACGCGTGTATTATTGGACCATCCGATACTCCATATCAATATGGTTTTTATTTTTTCAAATTAGAGTTTACGCACAATTATCCAAGTGAACCACCGAAAGTAACTTATTACACACAAGGTGACAAAATACGTTTTCATCCAAATTTGTATCGAAGTGGAAAAGTATGTGTATCTATTTTAAATACTTGGCGTGGTGAACAATGGTCATCGTGTCAAACTATTTCATCTATTTTACTAACGCTTACCACTTTGTTTCACAATAAACCTTTGCTAAATGAACCAGGTATAACTGAAAGTCATCATGATTTTGAGAAATACAATGAAATAATTACATACAAAACAATGGAACATGCTATTTTAAAAATGACAGATAAAGAATATTTTAAAAATGAATATCATATGTTTGCATCATTTGCAGATATAGTAGAAGACAATTTAAAAAAAAATAGTACAGAAATAAAAAATATAATAAATGAATTATATGACAAACATAAAACTCAATCTAGCAAAAATATTAAAACGAATATATACTCAATGAATGTTTTTTTAGATTACAAGCAGTTGCAAACAAACGCGGAAAAAATGCTTCCATAATATTAATTTAAAAATTGAATTAAATATTGCTTAAAATTATATTATTAATATAAAGTATGCACTTCTGCGATAAATGTCAAAATATGTACTATTTGCGTTTGTCAACGAATAACGAAGACACATTAGTTTATTATTGTCGCACTTGCGGATATGAAGATAAAAATTTACATCAAGAAATGATTTGCGTTTCAACACAACACATTCAAAAGCAAACCGAAACGTTTGATAATATTCTTAATCCATATATTAAATATGATCCAACATTACCAAGGGTGTATCATTTATCTTGTATTAATACCGAATGTTCTAGCAACCGAGATAAAAACCCTGAACAAAAACACATTTTATATATTCGTTACGATGAAAGTGGTATGAAATATATTTATATGTGTGCATTATGTGATAGTCATTGGAAAAGTGATATTAAAGACAAATAGATAAAGATCTGTTCATATAGTATTTTTTTATTCATAAAATTGAAATAAAATAATATATTAAAACTATTGTATTAATATATTATAATGAGTGATAACGAAGATAATGTTTCCATCGCCTCTGTTGACGATAACGATAGTATAAATGAAGAAGAAGAAGAAGAAGATTCTGTATTAGAAAGCATTAATATAGAAGATGATGTTGATGCAGAGGATCTGGATTACGAAGAAGTTGATTTAGAAGCACTTGAAGAACAAGTTCAAACAAAAAAAGGAAACCCACAAAATTCAAACGTACACCATACCGATGAAGAAGATATTGATAACTTATCGGTTGATAGTACGTCCAGCGATATTAGTAGTGACGAAGATGATGACGACGAAGACGATGAATATGTAAAACGCTTTGAGAAGCTTGATAAACAAATGAAAGAAGAACATGTCATTAATTATCATCCAACATCACTTCAAGAAAATTATCAAGAAATATCTACACTATCACTTGTAGTTAGAAATGACAAGGGTGAAATTATCGACCCTCTTCATAAAACGATTCCCATTATGACTAAGTATGAAAAAGCACGTATGTTAGGACAACGCGCAAAGCAAATTAATAATGGAGCAAGCATTTTTGTTCAACCAAAACAAGAAACATTTGATGGTTATTTAATTGCACTTCAAGAATTGGAAGAAAAGAAAATGCCATTTATTATTAGACGTCCTTTGCCAAACGGCCATAGTGAATACTGGAAAGCCACAGATTTAGAATATTTGCACGAAATTGCATATTAAAATATTTTCAAATAAAATTTAAATATTATCGTTTATTAAGATTATGATATTTTCTTTTATTGATAAAATCAATAAATTATTCGAAATAACTAGTCATTATTCATGTATTATAGGTTTTTCTTTTATTACTTCGAATTTATTATATAATAAGCTTACTAATAAATTTGGAATAACTATTGAGCGAATGTTTGATTTACAATATATTTTTTTATTTTTTTTTACTACAAAAGCAATATTGCATATAATTTAATTATTTATTTATTGCACGATAAATATCTGTTGGCGCTGATGGTTCTACTAATGTAGCAAATATTGGTTCTATCTCTTCAACACGAGCTTCTTGCAATGGTTGATTTTCTATTTGTCTATGATATTCCGTATAAATATTATTTTTTCGGTAGTGATTTTCTAGATAACGCATTTTAGAGATGTATTTTTTATAAAATTCCATTTTTATTTTTTCGTTTTTTGATCGCGAAAAATAATACCATTTGCTTTTGACCTTTTCGGCAAATTCATTAAATTTAGTTTTGTAGTAAATATACTCAAGAACATCTTTTTCCAGAATTAAAATAGAAAAACGATTATTATTATCCATATATTAAAGCAATAATATAATATATAGATTTTCACCAATTAACATTTCCACCTATTGCCACAATTTATACAACTAATAAATGTTGTCATAGGTTCATCTGCCGAACGTGTTTGCATTTGATAATAAGTACATTCATTTGATTTACATTTACGACACGTAAATGAATCCGTTGCTGCAACTAATTTTGTCTCGTATTTTGATTTATCACGTTTTATCTTCTGTTGGATTAATTCATCCCACTTTTCTGGTTCTATTTCTTGATGCGTCATAAAAACAAGCACTTCAGGTTTTAGTTTGCCTGAATTTATATCGGCGCATAGTTTTGCATTTAATTTAAGATTATGATGTATTGTTTTGAAACGATTTGTATATATTTGCACGAAATAAGGGTTATTCCATTTTTTCAGCTCTTTATTATTTGATGCTTCTTTTAGAGCATAGTTATAAATACCCTTTTCAATATTGATTCTAGTTTTATCATTATTTACGATATCGACAAGGGTTTTTGTAATATTGTTGCGAAATGTTACGTGGTCTTCTATAACTCTCATTGTTAATGTAATAATTATTATATATTGCATACATTTATATCAATTTTTAAAAAAATGTAATAATTTGGTATATATATTATGCAAAATGATATTATTAAGAATCTAATTTCTGTTCCACGTTCTGGACAGCATATGACAGAAAAAGCAATGAGGTTATATTATAAATTATTAGGAAAAGATTATACTTATTGCGAATACTACACATGTTGTCAATGTCGACCTTGTAAAAAAGAGCCGTTGGCATTCCAAAAAAATCATGATTTTAACATAGGTACGGAAAACGAAATTAAAATTAATTCTGACGAAAAATATGTATTCATTTATCGTGATAATATTGTACAACAGATGGAAGCCCATTTTAGATTAATCCTTTCAGAATCAAAAAAAACACCCAATTCTTCTGTTAAGATAGATTATAAAAAAAAAATAAATTTATTTAAATTCAAAAAATTTGTTATTCAGCATGCTAATTATTATAAACAAATATACCCGAAATATTTAAATTATAAAGAAAATAATATATTGCATGTTGAATACGATAATTACATACAAAATTTCACTAGTGTATTTAAAACAATTTTGCAATTATTCAATTTACCAATAAATGAAGATTATATTCGTTCCGTGAAAAATGATATTCAACCAGAATTATTTCATAAAATTTCAAGCGAAGATAGTTATTATTCTGAGTTAAATAATTTTATTCAACAACAAATCAATAAAATTGATTAAAATATTAATAATATAAAAAATATATTATTAATGAAAAACAAAATAAATTCGGTTAATTATTATTACGAAACGCAATATTCATCGCATACTTGCAATGGTATAATGAATATATACAAGGAAGTCAAAAATAGATTTAGATGTAATAATTGTCTTGAAAATCAAGTTGATGATAAAATTAAAGTAACAGATACATATTACCCTACCTTTACTATTATTCGCGAAAACGTTTGCCTTTCATGTTGGTTGAAAACTTTAAAATCTTAATTTTCATCATCATCTGAATATATATAACATTCTTCACTTAGTTCAGATTCTATATCCAAATCGTCATAATCTTCATCGTCTATTTCTTCTTCGTCGTCAACTACAAAATCATCTTTAAGATAACCTTGCTTGGTTTTCATTTCATCTGGAACATCAGCTAATTCATCTTCTTCTTCGTCTTCCGAACCTAAATCTTCAAATCCACCAAATAATTTTTCATAAATTTTGTTCCATTTTTCAAGAGTTAGGTCTACATATTTATTTTCTTCTTGTGATTCCATAATTAATAACATATTTCCAAAAAACAAATCACTATCCACAGGAGGTGGTAAATCATATTTATTTTCACTATTTGCACGTCCAGTTTTTTTCCCATACAAATAAATTTTATTTTTGTCATCATCAGTTAACCATGATGCTTGGCAAAAAAAATCCTTGGTACTTTTAAACCCACATTTCTTGTACAAATCTTCGATTTTAATATCTTTGATTTTGGTCTCGCACAAACTAGCATTTTTTTCAATAACTACACATTTTATTGACATCTTAAATTGTTATTATCAATAGGTTTAAATACTTTATACATATAATATTTAGTAATGAAACTATACAATAAAAATTTAGTTATTCAACATGTTAATATCGATAAATTAAAAGAATTCTTTGTCAAAACACGATTTATTAGTTATATATTAAGCAATGAAGGAATGTTCAGAATATATGATAATAAAGATTTACATAAAATTAATATTCAAGATGGCAAATTAGAATATTTAGATAATTATATAAATCACCATAACTATGTTATTGACCATACAATTATAAAAAAGGTTACTAAAACAATCAGTCACATTCCACTACAACACATTAAAAATGATTATAAAGTATCTTATTATTCTTTAAGATCAAAATCGCCCATTATGTTGGTGATTGAGCAAAATTTAGATAATTCTATTTATGATGTATATTTTATGTTGCGCGAAACATATGCAGCGTATAGTAATGCTGATGTCCACAATCCATTTATTATAGAAGATATCGGAAGTTTTTGCGATTTAATGAAACAATAGATTTAAAAATATATATTTTTTTTTCATATAATAATAATGTTACAAACGCTGCAAATTATATTATATTCATTTATAATTATTTTTATTGGTCATAATTTATATTTATTTTATGTAGATAATTTTATAGAAAAAACACATCATAATATTATTCCAACAATGGTGCAAGGTAATCCCAAGAAAATACAAATATACAATGATTTGAAAAATATTGATAGTAAAATGGATCAATTCAACAATCAAGATTCGCAAAATATGAAAAATGAACTGCAAAATTTTTTAAAATCGCAAATTTCACCATCAAATATCGACGAATTAAGTAATAATAATGTTGTAGAAGATGTTACGCAACATGTAGGGTCAACTAATATAGATGATATTCCTATAACAGCTTAAAGATATATTATAACTATCATATATATATGACTAACATAGATCAAGGTAATATGAGAAGATTTCCTACTATTGAACTTTCGTATGGTCAGATAGATCATACAAAAGTTCCTTTTGATACTTATTCCATTATACCTTGTGGGAAAAAATTTTACACGTGGTTTACTTATGACCAAGGCGAATGTGTATGCTTTTTAATTGATCCAAAAAGCAATATTATTATTGAAAGATGTACATCTATATTTGATAGTAAATTGTGTTTGAATACTATTTTATATGGCACCATTATTCATTATGAAAAGAATCGCTTTTTTATTGTAGAAGATATTTGCTATTATAAAAATAAGAATACAATAACAATGCGAAATGGCGATAAATTAAAACAATTAAACTATATGTTTCAGTATGAATTACAAATGGCGCCTTACTTTTCTAATATGATTACATTCGGCATGCCAATTATTAAAAAATCACTTAATGAAGCAATTGAAGCATCACAGATTTTAACATACAATGTTTATGCCATTCAGTGTAGCCAATTTAAAAATAATCGACGATACAATAAAGTAATTTATAACAAAAACCTAAAAGAAGAAATAGTCAGCGCCATATTAAAAATTATACCTCATATTCAATGTGATATGTATGAAGTATTTGGATATTCTGATGGCAAATTTGTCTCCCTTGGAAACGCATCTGTTCCAAGTTATACAACAAGTGTATTATTGAATAAATTATTTCGCAATATTAAAGAAAATGCTAATTTAGATACATTAGAAGAAAGTGACGATGAAGATGAATTTGAAAATATTTGTGATGATAAATATGTAGATTTAGAAAAAACTTATAATATGGAATGCGTTTATAATAAACGTACGCATAAGTGGATTCCTAAAAAAGTAGTAAATACTCATAATTTAACGAATGTAAAACATTTGATATACAATTTAAATAAAAAATTCAAAAATAAAAAATATTAGCTTATATTATATGGGAAACGTAATGGGTGGTAAAAAAACAGCAAAGAGAGTTCGTGTGAGAAAATCTAAAAAAGGAACAAAAAAAGCTAGAGGGAAATCAGCCAAGAAAGCTCCTGCAAGAAAATCTAAAAAAGGAACCAAAAGAAATAAACGCAAAATGAAAGGAGGTTTTGGATTTAGGTTTTCGCCTAATGTAGTGCAAGGTGCCTCTTCCAGTGCATTAGCTAATCCTATGCCACATGCATCTTACAACAATTGTGCGAGCAAATAGAATAATAATATATTATAATTGATTCGTAATATATTATTTTTACACCTTTTCTCATTTCAAACGCCCATTATTAAGATAAAAATTGATGTAAGTAAACACAATATTGGTGTAATATATACATAACATGACATTCGGTTATATTTACAAAATACCATTTACTAGCGGAAAAGTTTATATTGGTTTAACGACTACTACATTGAAAAAGCGAAGACGAGAGCATTTATTCTGTGCAAAAAACAAAAATAATCAAAAATATCTGTATAATGCATTACGAAAATATGATAAGGTAGATACTTTTGAACTTGTAGAAATAGATACAGCGGATACATTAGAAGAATTACGTGAAAAGGAAATTGCATATATTCTAATGTTTAATTCACATTATATAGATGGTTATGGATATAATATGACTTATGGTGGAGAAGGATTCAATGGTTATAAACTTACAGAAGAAGACAAAATAAAAATGAGTGAAGCACGGAAAAAATATTTTCGTGAAACGCCAGGCGCAAGAGAAAAAAATAGTGAAAGAATGAAACAAATACATATAGATAATCCAGAATTAAGAAATATACAGGCCGCAATTAGAAAAAAAAACTATCAAGAAAATCCAGAAGTAAGACAAAATATAAGCGATGGACAAAAAAAACGAATGGAAAATCCAGAAGCAAGAGAAGACCTTGCCGAACAAGCAAGAAAATTCTGGAATGGAAATGATGAAGCAAAGGAACGAATGAGTAAATTAAAAAAAGAACAATGTAATGATTTAGAATGGAAAAAAAAACAAAGTGAAATTCTATTAAATATGAATAAAAATAATCCTGAATTAGGTAAGCAACATGGCGAAAAAATGAAACAAATGCATATAGATAACCCAGAATTAGGTAAACAACATAGTGAAAGAATGAAACAAATACATATAGATAATCCAGAATTAGCTAAGCAATGTGGTGAAAAGTTGAGTCAAACGTATATAGATAACCCAGAATTAAGAGTAAAACTTGGTGAATCACAAAAAAAACGATTTGGACGACAAAGTGAAAGAGACAATTTGAGTAAAATACATAAAAAAAGGTTGGAAAATCCCGAAGCAAGAAAACAAATAAGTGAAAGAGGAAAAAAATATTATAAGGAACATCCCGAAGCATTGGAACAAATGAGTAAGATATCTAAGGAACTTTGGAAAACACCAGAACATAGAATAAAACTTTTGAACTCCCGAGGAAAGAATAAACCATTTGATATGTTTAAAAAAGATGGAACATTTGTTAAAACATTTACTTACCAGTTTGAAGCAATAGCATATTTACAAGAAGAATATAATATAACCACTAGTATTGCGATTTGTGAGGTTTTGAAAGGAAATCGTAAATCATCTGCGGGATTTGTATTTAAATATAAGTAAAACTTTCATTTCAAAATGGGAAAAGGTGTAAAAAAAACAATTATTAAATACTTTTAAATTAAGCATTTTCCATCACTAACTGAATCACTATTGACACATACTTCTTTCTTTTTTTTTGCACTCATACGTTTATCAAGAAATGTCTCGTATTTATCCAATAACGCATTTTCATGGGACGCACGTTTTATTGTATAATTTTGTTTGTTATAAAAGCGCCTACGTTGTAGAAACTGCCTTTTAAATACATCATGACTATCTACAATATCGACTACTAATGGTTGTTCGTGTTTTTGACGTAAAATACGCCCAACCGATTGAACAATATCTGTTTTCGGAGTTGCTAAAATAAGCGTAGTTAATGTTTTAATATCTAGTCCTTCGGACGCCATCGAATAAGTAGCGATAACTACTTTTTTGGTTTCACTAATTTTCAAATCGGCTTCTTTCATACCACCAACATAATATCCAACACTTGTCCCGTTCTCTTTTAATGCATCGTGAATATAAGTCAATAGATTTTTATTGTGAGCTAAAACCATTATTTGTTCATTTGTTTTTGTTTGTAATAAAACATGAATAAGTGAAACAATATAATCACTTCTTGGTTGAAAACTACATAATGTGGTAATCATAGAACTATATTGTACATTTCCACGCCTATCTAACTTTACTTTATTATATTCAGGTGCATCATGTTTATAATCAATTACGTTTACCAATACATCCAATGAACTAGTATCGCGTTTTTCTGTATGAATCACATCACCCAAATACATTTTGAATACTTTAGATAAACCATCTTTTCGGTTCATTGTAGCAGATAATCCCAATGTGTAATGCGTAACAACTTTACCAAATGCTTGTGAAAACACTTCTGCACCCATATGATGTACTTCATCTATAATCGTTAAACCAAATCCTTGGAACATTGTTGGTGCATAATCTTTACTACATAAAGTTTGCAACATTGCCAAAACAATGTCCTTATTTTCAATGTCCAATATTTTTCCTTGAATTTTGCCTACTCGCGCGTCGGGTATAAATTCTTCGATACGTTCAATCCATTGGTTCATTAAAAATTCTTTATGAACAATTATTATTGTTTTTACATTTAATTTACTCAAAATATTCAATGCCATAACAGTTTTACCCATACCCGTATCTATTTCAAGCAATCCTCCCTTTGTTTCTTTTTCAATTGTGGAAATATATTTAGAAACAATATTGTCTTGATAAGGTCTTAATTGTCCTTTAAACAATAAATCATGTGAACATATTTCATATTTTGTTAATTTATTTTCGACAATGTTTCCAAAATTTTGCATACCATAAAATTTTGGCAAATAATATTTAGTTCCCGATTCTCTATAAATAGGAAAGGGTTTAACTTGTTGATTTGTTGATTTAGGAACATATGGTTTAACACATAACTCTGTTTTTATTTTACTTTCTTGTTGGTCCGATAATGTATTTTTGAATATGGTATAACCACGATTGCCTATATAGTGACTCATAACGTTATTTAATTAGAATAATTATATTTAATTAATTTTCAATTTTCCTTTTATAAAAAAAAATGTACTGATATGTATATGGACTTATTTCGTAAAATGAAGAAAAATGACTTAATATTAGTTGCTTTATTTGCTGTTTATTTAATCAGTAATATGCAATTACCCGAAGGATTAAATCTATTGATTGATAATAGTTTTGGCAATATTGCTATTATTTTAGGAGCATTAATATTATTTTTAAATAGCAATTCGGTTATAGGCGTTTTGGGATTTTTAGTTGCATACGAATTAATACGCCGTGCATCAGTATCAACAGGAACTGATGCAATTGTACAATACATTGACACAGAAGAAAAGAAAGCTACTAAAATGAGAAGTTATCAACCACCAGTACCTGACGTAACCCTTGAAGAAGAAGTTATCGATAATATGGTTGAATTCACTGATAGCGATCTACCTCCTTCCAATGTAAAACCAGTATTGGAAAAATCATATAATGCCGAACAACTTTGAATATTATCTAACTAATCATTTTTTTTAGTAATTCATAAGTATCTTGCTTATTATCAACTTTATGACCTTTTACTGACCTATGATGTATAAGACCATAATCATTTCCACCTTCTTCATATTTATCACCAACAAAATGTATTTCTTTGTATTGTGTTAAACTAGATAATACTTGAATTTTATCCCATTCACAAGGATAAATAGCTATACCTACAGAACCTCCTTCCAATATGCTTACTTTGTCTTCGATATTCAAAGATTTTGCTGCTTGAATTAATAATGCAAGCAATTGTTCTCGAATTTTATATTTTGTATCATATTCTTTAAAGTATTTGCGCTCTTCTTCGGTTGCGCTCATACCAATGAGTGAAATATAAATGATTCCTGTGCGCAGATCTATGAAATTACCAGTGAGTGTATATTCAACTTTTGATAAAAAATCCAATGCTTTTTTAATTAATATATTAATGTAATGATATAATTCATGTTTGCGAATATTTTTTTCATATACTTTTTCAATACATAATAGGTCGGTGCCTATATTTTTATAATATACACAACCACATTCGCTGAAATAATGTTCAAATAAAATTTCATTTTTCATTTGATTTAATATTTTATCAATGCTTCCTCCACCTGCAATTCCAATATGGTATCCATTATTTTTCAATTCTTTTAAGATAGATATCATATATGAATTTATTTCTTTACCCGAATCTACTAATGTTCCATCAACATCAAATAATATTAATTTATCCGAATTCATATTATTATTATTATTATTAATATTTTTTTAAATAAAAACATTTTATTTTCTTAATGCTTCATGATTGATATTGCTATAAGTACGATTTAAAATAGAACAATCTTCACTAATTTTATTCACTTTTTTTACCATACTTTCTTTAACATGTTGTTCTATATTATTATTCCAAAGAACATCTTTATGTAATCTAGCCACTTTATTATTTGGATGTAAAGTTTCCATGTATACATTTTGCACTTTTATAAAACGATAAGTTTCCAATAAAATATTGTACAACACTTCCCCATTATATGGTATTTTACTTATTTTATAATTACTGATATTTAATAATTCATATGCCTTTTTCGTTTCACCATTTATGTTAATTTTATGCGAACGTGTAACAACAATATCTTTTGAAGGTACATTTTTTCTGAACGCATTCTTTTTTATTTGTATGAGATGATTAATATTATTATTAATCGTTTTTGTAATACCCATTACTTCTATATTATCAATTGTATCATTCGTTGTAATATCTTGTATTTTTTTCAATCCAGCATCTGTTTGTATCATCGTGTCCTTTACAAAACAAATATTACTTACTGGATTAACTCCAGCATAATTTGCATCATCATGTGTATGGTGATAATGATGTTTATCTTGATTTGTATCTTGATTTGTATCTTGATTTGTATCTTCGTAATATATTTCATTTGGTATATTTTCACTCACTTCTTCTGTATGTATATTTTCGTTTGATTTTTCTTTTTCAGCATTTCTATATTTATCTTCAATTGGATCATCATAAGGTTCAGTGAATTCAGCTTCATCGTCAGCTTCAGAATATTCTTCTATTTCTGCTATTTCTGCTGTTTCTGCTACATTATCATCGTTTGCTGGAAAAATCGGTTCTTCTTCAAATTCGTCAGTATTATTTTCCTCAAAAAAATCGTCGTCATCGTTATTTGATGCAACTGGCTCACTAACGGGTTCATTATTAGTTGTATCTTCAGATGGACTTACAAAATCATCTTCGTTATTTACTGGTGGTTCGACTGGAGGACTTACAAAATCATCATCATCATCATCTACTACTGGAGGTTCGACTGGTGGTAGTAAAGAGCTAGTTAATACAGGCATTGCGTAATAACCAATAAAGTCATCGTACTCGTAATCAACTAATTTTGGTTGTGTTTCGTTAATTGGATAGTAAAAATAACTAATACTTTTTTTTAGCATTTCTGATTTTGGATCAAATCTTGTTTGATTAAAGACAAAACGAACCTCTTCCATTTTATTTTTTTCCTCTATTGCATCATAAATTGCTTCTACTTGTGTTTTTGCCGCTATTTTTTCCGCTAGATAACGTGACGTAGTGACATCTCCAAAACCATAAATACTAATAATCGGTGTATCTAAATCTAAATTATAATAATCTTGAAAATTAACTTTTGCTTTCGTTCTAAAAATAGTATAATTGTTGGTTAAATAATCAAAATTGCCAATTTTATATAAATCGTTATGTAAATCAAATATTTGATCTACACTAAGTAGTTCTATATCAGGAAATAAACCATCATTATCTGTATTATCTTCAAAAAAATAATAATAATTAGTAGACATTTCTACTTTATATATACCTACTAGATAACGTACAGGAGCGTATGAAATATCTTTTGCTTCAAATAAAACTTGATTGTCTTCTAAAATAGGCAATTTTTTAACGGTATAATTTTTCGTAGTTAAAAATTGTATTTCTCTTGGTGAAAATGATTTTTTTTCTAACATCTCGTCATTTAAATCAAATACTTCTAATGAAGCATTTTCTATAGAAATAAAATATTCCTTTGAATCCAAAATGGTTTTATAATAAATATAATTTTCACCAAATGAATTTTTTTTTTCTAGAAAACCGATGCGAAATAAACATGCATCTTCTTTTTCGGTAACATATTTAATTGAACCATTTGAAATTGTTAAATATGTTTTTTCAAACATATCTTCGTCACGATATATATAAAATTCATAACTCATTATAATATATTATATTATAAGAAATTATTATATAAATTTAACTAATTTATTCTATTGTACAATAAACCAAAAATAAAAAATGTACCAATCGTTAATGGTATTATATGATCGCTAATATTTATTTCATTATTAAAATTTATCATATGACTATCACTTATATTTGAAAACCCTTCCTTTTTCGATTTTCCATCTTTTACTGGCTGACACGATATGTATATATCGTCGCTTTCACGACTATGACTTTTTAGACCACTTAAAAATAATTCAGGCCCGCTTCGTGTTTGAATAGCATGTTCCTTTATAATCTTTCTCATTTTATCTACAATCGGTTTCTTAATTGTATTGAAAGTACTTGTGTGAAATACTACTAAATTATAATTTCCATTACAAGGAGGAAAAGGTAAAGTGGCTTCGTAAAAAAAATATGGTAATTTAGGAACAATATTGTTCAAATTGTAATTGGGAACATTTAACGATGCTCTATTTCCTACTTTAGGGGCTAATTTTTCAGTATCATTTACAATTTTTTCCATCATTTTAGAAGATTCACTTGTAATTTCACTTTCCATTAATGGAACACAAACTAATAAATTGCTTCCGTTTCCATTATGTGCAATAATTAATTCTGCTGGTGCACGCTTTCCATTAAATGTATGTAAAGAAGGACAATATATGCGCACTTTGTATACTTCATGTGCTATATTATTAAATGTAACAGGTGCTTTTGAGGAATTGTCGTAATCTAATTCTAAATATGTTTCAGAGCGAAATATATTACAACTGCTTCCGTGATAATCAAACATTAAATCGCATTTATTAGTACATGAACCAGCAACGCTTTGTTTTGAAATATTAATTGGTGATGTGCTATTTTGACAACCAGTGCTCATTATATTATATAATTATTATAAAGTTTAGTAAATTAAAATAATTGTATTATAATTATATATATATGGGAAGAAGTAGAAAAAACAAAAGACCGATAAAACGTGTTAGTAGAAAAAGAGTGAAAAAAGATAAAAAGGGGGGCTTTTTTTCATCTATTTTTGGTAAAAAAACAGAGGATGAAATTGATGATGAAGCTAATCAAATAATGACTGAAAATTATCAAGCTGATGGTGGTGATATTAATTCACTTTTTGATTCATTAGAAGGTGGTGATGATGATACCAAAACCAAGGAAGAAGGTGAAACCAAAAAGGAAGGCGATGATGATTCCAAAAAGGAAGGTGATGATGATTCCAAAACCAAGGAAGAAGGCGAAACCAAAAAGGAAGGTGATGATGATTCCAAAAAGGAAGGTGATGATGATTCCAAAAAGGAAGGTGATGATGATTCCAAAAAGGAAGGTGATGATGATTCCAAAAAGGAAGGTGATAATAGTGATAGTGATAGTGATAGTGGTAGTGATAGTGGTAGTGGTAGTGATAGTGGTAGTGATAGTGGTAGTGATAGTGAATGTGATAGTGATGATAGTGATTGCGAAAGTGACGAAGGTAAAATTGTTTTTGAATTACACATTGATAATATCACATTAAATCTAAGCGGTGAAAGTAATAAAACAGGTAATGTAGAGTTATCTCAGGGTACGGCTCAAGAACTATTAGGACAAATGGTAGATATGATTAATAAACGTTCGCGCTCATCAGCTGATGGTGCCAAAAAAGAAAATGGCCCTGCATCAGGTGGTACACGCAAAAACAGACGTAAATGAAAACATAAAATTAAATTATTTTAAAAATTGAATTAAAATCATTGTTAAATAAAATGTATATATTTAACAATGCAAGATATTAAGATTGTATCAATCGAAGGGAATATTGGGTCGGGGAAATCCACGTTTTTAAAACATTTGGAGACATATTTCTTAGATAAAGGACATACTCATGTTATCTTTGTAGATGAGCCAGTGGATGAATGGAATGACATTCATGATAAAAAGGGTGAAACTATACTAAAAAAATTTTATGAAGATTCGGAAAAATATTCCTTTCCATTTCAAATGATGGCTTTTATCACACGTTATACGAAAATTAAAAAGGCAATGGCAAAAGCAATCCAAATTAAAGAAATTAATATTAATAATCCATTTGGAAGAGGAAATCCGATCGTTGTTACAGAACGTTGCTTGTATACGGATAAATATGTTTTCGCACAAATGCTTTATGATGATAAAAAAATAGAAGAAATTAATTACATTATATACAATAAATGGTTTGATGAATTTGCGCGTGAACTTCCCGTTCATAAAATAATTTATATTGATACAAAATCGGAGATGTGTCATAACCGAATCGCTAAACGCAGTCGCAATGGTGAAAGTAATATTCCATTAACATATCTTGAAAATTGTGAAAAATATCATAACACCATGATTCAAACGCGAATTGTAGATGGTACAATATTATATAAAATCGATGGAAATCGTGATATGAACGACAAGGTATCATATGATAATTTACTTGAAATGTCTTATCATTTTATAAATAAGCAATAAATGTTATTATTCGTCGTTTTTATTTTTCAAAGAACGTGATTTTTTTTTTCGGCCTCCTCTGCGTTTTTTTATGGTTTTGAATGTTTTTTTGTCTTTTAATTTTGCTTTTTGTAATTTTTCCTCGATAAACTCAATTTCATTTTTTTGCAGATAATCATTTAAATCAAAACCTGTTATTTCATCTCTTCTTGGTTGCGTCAAATTCCCTTCGCCTTTTTCTACTTGATATTTTATTGATTTTTTTTCTTGACCCCCCAATTTAAAATATTGAATCAAAAAATCATCATTAATGGAAGATAATGGTAAAGAGCTAATATCCGGAAATAATGAAAAGGTACGAGTACTTAAAAATTTTTGTGCTGTTTTTAATGAATTAATTAATGTCAAAGCTAAATCTGTCAAAAAGAATGCTTGGATTTTGCGAAGATGTTCAATGTTATCATCATTTAGATAAATAGCATATGAAGATCGGCCACCTACATCCATTATACCATCTTTATCTAAAATAGGATAGCCCATTGAATAATTAGGCAATAATAATTTCGGACGACCATTTTGCAATCTTGAATAATCTTTTGAATACGTTACGTATATTTTTTTATGAACGTAATTAATTAATGGATATGGATGTTGTTGTGAATATGAATCGAAAAAACTAGCTCCATCTTTTTTTACTTTTGGTGGTGTGAAATGATACAAATCTTCCATATTTTCTTTTGATTTTTCCAATACTTTTTTAACTAATTTGATATTTCTATTGGGAATAAACATATGTTTATACAAATCAAAAGATACAAATTCGTCAAATACGTTATCATGCAAAAGTGTTTTCATATAAGGTTCTTTATTTTCTATTAGATAGTAACACAATGGTAGTGATCCCGCTTTTTTTTCAAATATTTTGTATGCATTCACAACATCAAAATTTTTAAAAACAAGAATTTGGTTATCTAATATTTTATCAGACAATGAAGATTTTAGTTCTGTCCAACTATTTGGTGTAAAAAATAGACAATATCCATTGGATTTCATTAGTGTAAGTGATTTTTCAACAAATTTATTCCATATTACAGATAATCCAGGATTACTTCTTCCTTTTCCTCTCATACCATTTTTATTGTAGGGTGGGTTTCCAAATATAATATCAAATTGTTCTATATTATTGAAATCATCTTTCCAAATGTTTGATTCGTGTAAGAAATCATTTTCACTTATATTTGTATTATTTCCAAAGATTTGTTTTGCAGTTTTGACATTACTACTAGATAATTCGATCATATATAACATATTTTTAAGAATATGATCGCGACGTTTAGCATTATTTTTTTCCCAACTTTTAAGGCCTTTGTCTAATTTATAAAACAATATCATTGAAAAATTACCGATGCCTGAACCAGCGTCCAACCATTTCAAATTTGGATTTTTCCAAACTTTTACTGGTAGATGTTCAAACATTTCTAATATTAACCACAATGGGGTAAATACTTCACCACTTGATACCTTGTTTGTTTGATTGATATTTAAATGTTCATTTATTATTTCTTCTATTTCATCTATATTTTTGTCATATAATAATGGAATTTCCTTTGTCATTATTATATTAGTAGATTATTAATTATAATAACAAATGTATTACTAAAAAAATATAAAAAAAATATATATTATAAGATAGTATGTTTTTTCGCAATCAAATTCGAATATTTAACCAACAAATAAGACACTATAATATTATACGTTTTACAAATTCACATGAATACATAAAAAAACAAGATGGATTTTATACACTAGGAATTACTAAATTATCTTCGCGAAAAACGACTCCAATTGTGTATTTGGAAACACTTGTAAATGAAGGTGATGTTATTAAAAAAAATCAACCATTAATATTATTAGAATCCCCTTTTACATCAAATACAATAAGATCCCCTTTTGATTGTATCATTAAAAGATTCAATAAAGAAATAATGTTTGAACCATATATTATTAATGATGATCCATTAAATAGCGGATGGATATGCGATTTTTTTGTTCAGAAACCTTTATTTTATAATGATAATAATTTAATGAACGAAGATGAATATAATAAATTTATTAAAAATTTATAAACAATGCGTTTAAAATATTTTTTTATACATTGTTAACGATTTTTCTTTTTCTGAATCATAATCAACAATTGGTTTCACATATACATTATAATCTTTATAATGTTCATACCATTTGTGTATATGTTTCGCATCTACATTTTTTAATTCACTTACCCACTTTTTTATAAATATTGCTTGCTTATCATATTGTTCTGATTGTAGCCAAGGGTTGAATATTCTAAAATATGGCTGATTATTAGCACCACTTCCAGAAATCCATTGCCAATTTCCATTATTAGATGCAGGATCATAATCTACTAATTGCTGTGCAAAATATTTTTCACCTTTGCGCCAATCGATATGTAATATTTTTACTAAGAAACTTGCCACAATTAAACGTCCTCTGTTATGCATATATCCCGTAGTATTTAATTGTCTCATACAAGCATCAACTACAGGGTATCCTGTTTTTCCTTGTTTCCATGCTTCGAAATTAGCATTGCTTGATGACCATTTAATTTTATCATATTTTTCGTTTAATGATTTTTTATAAACTTGTGGGTTATGAAACAATACTAACATATAAAATTCACGCCACATTAATTGCCGAACGATTTCACTATTTTTTCCAAATGCTTTTACAAAATGGTAATACACTTCACGTATTGATACACAACCAAATTTTATAGGAGCTGATAAATGTGATGTCTCAATAAAGAGAAAATCCCTTTCCTTTCCATAGTGCTTCAATTTCTTCACTGCGTTTTGTAATATTTTTTTGCCGTTTATTCTGCCACCTTCTACATTTAATTTTGTGTTTGGCTTGGTATACTTAGTTGTAATTTTTTGTAGTGTTGTATCATATTTACTTTTACCACTAATAATATCAAATTTAAAACTAGATAGCTGACTTACTGGTTCTATTTTTGCTTTCATAGTTTTTTCATAAAATGGAGTAAATTTATAATATATTTCCCCCTTTTCAGTTTTTTCACTAAAATGTAAAGGATGAAGCAAATAATAATCTTGAGACACTTCATATTGAATATTTTCTCTTTTGCATAAATCATATATTTCTCTATCACGAGTTTGTGCATATGGAGTGATATCTTCGTTGAAGAAAATACAATCTATGTCATTTTTTTCCAATATTTCTCTTAACACAACAGAATTTTTTCCGTAATAAAGAGAAAGTTTCCCTTTTTTTTGTGAAATTTTTGTTTCTAACTCCTTCAAACTTTGTAACATAAACAAAATTGCATTATTTGATTTGAAATCATTTGTGCTACTAATTTGTTCAGGTGTGAATACAAATATGGTGTGGACATTTTTGCATTTTTTATGAGCATCTATTAATGCCTTATTATCTTCAAGACGTAAATCTCTTCGGAAAATAAAAAGTCCGTTTTCATATTTCATATTTATTTCTTATCTTATGTTTTTATTATTATTTTTTCTTATAGCAAAATTATTTTCATGAAGAGAAAAATAAAACATCCATAATAGACGAAAATAAAAAAGGATATTACCCTTCTCCGTTTGATTATTATATGTTACAAAAAGCATAGTACTAAGAACCATGCAGCAAATCCAAACCAAAATGGTTTATTTTTAAAAATCTTATTAAACATCGTTTCAACGAAATATAATTATTATATTGTAAGTGACCAAGTAAATTTCTTTAATATTAATTACAAAATATGTAACAAAATAAATTTCAATTTTTTTAGAGGGATTATTTTTTATTTAATATAAATATAACAATCTATATTAAATATTCATGAGTAATTTATTAAGCATTCCGACAGAATCGTCACTATACAAAACCAAATTAAGCTTTCTTTTACACCTTTGAACATTTAAAACGCCTATTTTAACCATTTATATTTAGTGAATCCTTCAATAATTTCAGCATTATCATCGATAGAAAAACAATCTATTGTTGCATTTATTAAATAATCATCTCTTACAATATAAAGTAATTTTGTATTTGGGTCCCAATCACTACGATAATTATTATCATCCCCATTTAAAGAACGCATATGTGGATTATGCCTATTATAATACGAAACAGCATCTTTTTTTGTTTTAAATTTTCCCTTCATATAACCAATATGTTTAATTTTCCCACCTTGTGCTAACCAACCATTATCTCCTTCTTTTTCTGTAATAAATTCTAAAACTTCAAGAACATATGTAGCTTTTGCCATTTTATTATAAAATAAAATATCTTTATATCTTTATATATTTTAATATCGGCGTTTTAAATGTTCAAAGGTGTAAAAACACCAAAATATAAAATACCTTCTGCACATAAAAAACAAGAAATTTGGCGTCAAAAACAAATTTACATATATTATTCGAGTGGACGTCCATTATACGGAAATTTCACAAGCTACTACAATCCATCTATATTTCGATTTTAAAGAACAGGTATATATTGCATTGTGTTATTCTCATACATAGTTACGCGAAATACATCTTGATATCCTTCTACATAAATGGAATCACCATTGTTTAAACTATTGCAGCCGTATTCGTTGGTGCAGCTTTTTCCTTGAAAACTAATAGGTAATTTAACGGCATTGTTTTTATCATTCATTGAATAATATTGCCATTTATCACGACTTGTATGTAATGGTCGTCCCATTAGCGGTAATATGGTTTCACTATTACCACCGCGTGTTAAAATTCCAACTTGATTATAAGTAGTGTTCACGCCTTGTGTTGCTACATTAATTGGAATGGCACCTCTAACATCTTGACTATAATGTGGCAATAAAAAATCCATATTATTTTTTAAAGGAGGACGATAAGGATTTTCATACATATCTTGTTGTGATGATTGACTAGGAGGACTAATATATATATTTGTGTTTGGATTTTCTGGTTGGCTTACCTTGCGGTTTTGTTGCATGTAGTATATGATATAAATAATAGGAAAAACAACTAAAAATAACATAAACATGGATACGTTTTCAATGCATATTACACCGGGAGGACATTTTGACATATATATATATGTGAAAATATTTTTCAAAAATAGTCATGTGTATGCGTTTATTTACCAACAAGAGTAGTTGTAAGTTTATTAATACTTTCTAAATTCATTGAACCCATCATTTCTTTGTATTGGCCAATTAAAGGACCCATGTTTTTTAAGTTTTCAAACATTTTATTTTGCTTGTCCATTAAACGTGAAGTATCCTGTGTTAATTTGCTAATACCTCCTTTGCCAACTATATTTTCTAAATTATCATAAGCTTGTTCAACTGTTGTTGCATAATCAACACGTTCTTCTTCATTTTTAACACGTTTGGTTTGTCCAGCAACATTTTTTTTCTTCATACCTCCCAACGACTCCTTTGTTTTTTTTTTATTTCCCGATATCATTCCTTCTACTACTTGTGAAGTTTTGCGACCAGCAAGAAAAAAATTGGTTGCAATCATTGCAGTACCTAATACAATAATCATATTTTTACTAAACTTAGATACAACAAACCCAACGAGTCCGAAAAATGCAAGAATGCGAATATCACCAATCATTAAATATCCTAACAGATTTGTAATAGCAAAAAACAATACGATATATAGAACGTATTTGTTTTCTAAACCTTTTGAAACGACTTGATTAATTTTGCTAGTACTAATTTTCATTAATATATAAATAGATAACATTTTATTTGAATTCTATTTAAAGTGTATTTCATATTTTAATAAAATGAGTGAAACAATATCAGAAAACCAAATTTCAGTTAAATCAAATAGGCGTTCTTCTTTTAAGGAAACACGCGAAATGTTAGAAAGTCAAGATTGTCAACAAATGATGAATATGTTTACAACATTACTCCTTGAAATATATCGTGTACTAATGGGCACACTACTTATTTTTGTTGTTCCACAAGATTGCAATGGTGAATCATGTGGTATGCAAGAACGATTTGATTTTAAAGATGGTTATTCACAATTTTCTATTGGATTCAATTTTTTTACTTTATTTGCCTTTTTAATGTTATATGGTGTTGAAGTAAAACGCGAGCATAAAATGATTACCTACTTAGAAGTAAATCGCTTTAAGTCACGTGATAATGAATCTGTCGGTGAAGCCCTTAAACTAATTCACCCAGATCGTCTTGCTTCATTGATGAAGTATGACAAAACATATATGTATGCTGGTTATGCGTGTATTGCTACTTATATTTTAAATGCAGGATTTAGTTTAGGTGTTATTAGTCAACGTGTGTTAAATTCTACTACATACACAGTTCTTTTGACAAATGTTCTTTTTATGGGTTCGAAATTAGCCAATGTTTATGAAGTAGCACATACTAAACCAAATGTATTTTTATCATCTTATTTAACACGCAAGGTTCAATTTAATGATGTAGATCCTGATAAGCAAGAAAAAATGGTTAGTGAAAATAACGATGTAGAAACAAATAACGATGTAGAAACAAATAACGCGATTGTCAGCGATGATGAACGCGCTTTGGTAAATTCCGACGATAGTACTATCGAATCTTAAAAAAATAAAAATTGAATTTAATATAGAAACCTATTTATATCTATATTAAATATGACGAATTACGAATTAAGTTACATTGAATTATACAATACATCAAGACATGGCGAATTGGATGATTTACCTGTTGCGAAACAAAAACATATTCAATGTAACTATTTGTTAATGCATTCGATTAAACCAGAAATGTTTTTAAAATATCCAGCAAAGGTAACAAAAATAATCGATAAAACCAAAATCTACTACGAAAAAACAATTCAGCAAAATGATTCAGAGTACAAATTTCGAGACAATCATGCTTCATTGGACATTATTAAACGTGTTAATAATGACGAATATACATTTGCAATTGTAAAAACATTTTGGCTAAAATTATTTCAACGCAGATGGAAAAAAATTTACCAAAATAAACAACATATAATGAAAAAAATGATGAATCCGCAAAATTTGATGCATCGGCAAATACATGGAAAATGGTCATTTAATACAAATATATATCATATATAAGTATTAAACTTATCTACGTCGTGTAGAACGGCGTTTTTGTCCAGAACTAGAACGTTTACGTGTAGTCGTTTTGCGTTTTTTTCTTGTTGTACGTTTTTTACTAGATGAACGTCTTTTAGATGATCTATAACCACCTCTTCGCGCACCAGGTGCAAAAGGTTTTGCATTAGTATTTAATCCGGGTTTAGCAGCGGGTGCAAAAGGTTTTGCATTAGTATTTAATCCGGGTTTAGCAGCGGGTGTAAAAGGTTTTGCATTAGTATTTAATCCGGGTTTAGCAGCTTGGGCATAGGTTGCAGGTGCAGCAGCAGGTGTGCCACTATTTAATTGAGCTGTGATTTTATCTATTATTTGGTCTAATGCACTAATAGTTTGTTCTGACCCATTATTAGCGGTCAAAGCAACGTTCATTGCCCCAACTGATTTGGACAAATCATTTACTTTGTCAAACACCTTCTTTTTTTCTGCTTCACTACCAGTTTTCAATTTACTAATTTCATTTTCTAAAGATTGCGTTTTTGATTGAGCATCAGCATTTAATTTTGTCAATTTTGCTTGCAAAGATGTGTTTGTAGTTTCTGCCTTAGCTTTTGCTTTATTTATTGATTCGGCGATTTTAGTTAATTTACCTTTTAACGCGGTATCTAAATTAGTTATACCAGATGTTAAACTTGCGAAATCAGGTTCTCCTTGTCCCATTACATTTGCTATAGCGTTCATATAATATTATTAAATATTAAAAAATAATATTAGCTAAAAGAAAACGTCTAAATTAAAAAGATTAATATTTAATGTTTTCTAGTTTTGTATTTTCTTGATTTTCTACGTGACTTTTTCAAAGAACGTTTTTTACGCGTTCTTCTTCGTTTTTTACCACCTTCTTGTGTACCATCATCCTTTTTTTCATCACTATTTTCTACGTTCTTTTCTTTTTCACCAATAGTTTGTTCTAAACCTTCTATCTCTTTTTCCAACGCTTTTAATGAATCGTCTATTGTATCATCTGTTTCCATATTTTCCAAAATTGCATCTAATGATTTAATCGAAGCTTTTAATTCGTCTTCTATTTTTGAAATGTCATTTTCGTCGATTAATTTTTGCAAATCTTCATTTTTTTTTCCAAGGTCATCCAATTTACCTCTTAATTCGTCATTTGCTTTACGCATATTATCCAGTTCTTCACGAGCTTTCCCCGCGTCTACATTCAATGATTTAATGCGTTCACTTAAACTGCCTAAACTAGTTTTAATTTTATCGACGCGAACACGTACACTACCCTGTATAGAGCGATTGGCTGTAGTCAATTTGGTAATTCGACTATTTAATTCGTCTATTTTTGTTTGAACGTTACTCATATATATAAAATATAACATAATTATTTTTCGTAAAAATATTCTATTAAATTGCAAACATATCCAACAAACATAATTAATATAGAATCATTGAAATTATTTTTTAAACTAGTGTAATTATCTTTCACAATAATAGATTCCCTCATATTATCATCTTCTAAATTGGAATTTTCATCTAGATATACGAATTGCCCGTAACCTGAATCCATTGTAAGTTTGATTGTATTAATATTATATAAAAATAAATGCAAAAAAATCAATTTTTATACGATTAACTATCATTGCATTTTTTATCTAGAAAATATGCAACAATTACATGACGATTATAAGTAAATTTGTTACGAAGTGATATTAATCTATTTTTTTTGTTAGGTCATTTATTTCTTCATCTAAATTATTTAATTGTTCCATCATGTCTTTTTGTTCATGTTGAATTTTATTAATATTTTCATGACTTAATTCCTTATTATTTAATAAATTATCCAAGTGACTATTTATATTTTTCATATTCATTAATTGTTCTTCCTTTTTATGAAGTTGTTCATTGTAATATGTTTTATAATTTTTGACAATTTCCATCAATTCACTATTCATATTTTCACATTTTGGTTGTTCTATATTAGGTTTATCTTCTTTAACTGATGGAGTAGCAATATCTTGTTGAATACAACCTTTACACATTCGATAATGTTGATACATTTGTTCTTTGCGTTGTTTTAATAAATTTTGCATAAAATCAATCTTTTGATCCCTTTTTCCTATTTCCATGACTATAATTTTCGGTTTATTACTTAATACGCCATCATTCGCAAAATGCATTGTTATATAGTCGAAGGAAAATATTTTTAAATAATATATAAAATCTAAAGTATATATTATTAAGGATGTCGAAAACAAACAATGAACCTTTATTAACTCCTGATGATAACCGCTTTGTTATGTTCCCAATTCAAGATGATACTATTTGGGAAATGTACAAAAAGCAAGTAGATTGTTTTTGGCGAGCCGAAGAAGTAGATTTATCGAAAGATTTAACACATTGGCAAACCTTACATAAAGACGAAAAACATTTTATAAAAATGATATTGGGTTTTTTTGCAGCCAGTGATGGGATTGTATTGGAAAATCTTGGCTTACGCTTCATGAACGAGGTTCAATTGTCTGAAGCAAGAGCATTCTATGGTTTCCAAATCGCGATGGAAAATATACATTCGCAAATGTATAGCCAATTAATAGATACATACATTGAAGATAGTGAAGAAAAAAACAATATATTTCATGCATTGGAAAATTTCGATTGTATTAAAAAAAAAGCCGATTGGGCTAAAAAATGGATTCATGATAAACGAAGCAGTTTTGCTACTCGCTTGGTTGCATTTGCATGCGTAGAAGGAATTTTCTTTTCCGGAGCATTTTGTAGTATTTTCTGGTTGAAAAAACGTGGACTGATGCCTGGATTAACATTTTCTAATGAATTGATTTCACGAGATGAAGCTTTGCACACAGAATTTGCAGTGCACTTATATTCGAAACTGCAAAAAAAAATTAATAAAACGCGAATTACAGATATTATAAAAGAAGCTGTAGAAATAGAAAAAGAATTCATAATCGAAGCATTGCCATGTCGGTTGATTGGTATGAATTCAAATCTAATGAGTCAATACATTGAATTCATTGCTGATCGTTTAATTGTGCAATTGGGATATGATAAAATATATAACACTACCAACCCTTTTGAATTTATGGAATTAATTAGTGTAGAATCTAAAACAAACTTTTTTGAAAAACGTGTCAGCGAATATGCTTTAGCTGATAAAACTAAGGCACATGATGTTTTTGATTTAAATGAAGATTTCTAATTTTTATCTAATTAAAGTATAGTTGATGGTAGTCGATTTAAACAAAACACAGCCATCTGAAAAGAACAAAAATATTCGAGTTACAGAAATAGTTACAAATGAAAAATTGTATCGTGGTGATAGTAACAAATATAATAATTATGATATTCATAATTTATTAGATGATGAATATAAATTTTTTGGCTTAACACTTGAAGAAGTTGAAGAGTATGGTGTTATCTTTAAATTTACATTAAATCGTCCATTATATTTAGTTCGTTTAGATGATAAAAACACGCGTAATGAATTGTATAAAATCGGTGATGCTAAAATTAAAAAAATATTAGAAAGGAATTATGGTCATAATAAAGGCGAATTTAGAGATTCGGAAGAAGGAGCTGATTATGAAATGTCATCTTTTATTTGTAAAAATTATGATGGATATATTACTGATAAAATGAAATCTTACCACTTCGGAGGTGAATTTCATCGCGAAGTCATGATTTGCAACCCAAAAAATAAATTTAGTAAAGTTGAACAAATAACTAAACCCGAACAAGCAAACAAAATGCGCACTGAATATTCACTGAAGTTGCACGAATTGAAAGAAGCAAAAACACGCAAAAAGAAAAAATCACGTTCGTATTTCGATGAAGATGATGAAGAAAATATACCCGCAACAAAAATGAACGCATTCAGCTATGCAAGTCCGATGAAAACAACCAACATGTCAGATTTTTCAACACCAACAAAAGGTCAAAATGTAGCAAATCGTGCATTGTCTTTTGCAACTCCGGGTGGAAGTAGACGTAAATCGCGTAAAAGACGTAAATCAAAAACCAAAAAATCAAAAAAAAGAAAATCAAAAAAACATGGAGGGAATTCATATAAATCAGGTACTTGGGTACCTTTCAACAATATCAAACCAGACGAGCTGTGTGCTATATGCCAAGACCCTTTACAAAGTTCTGAACAAATAGCAGATAAAGGGCTTATATATCAGCTTTCATGTGGTCATCAATTTCATAATAATTGT